TCACAATCTGAAGCCGGACATAATAGGACATGCTGGAAATACCGGTTCCAGCATCAGAACGTAACGTCGTGCACGGGTAACCCCAACGCGAAGGATTTTCCGGCTGCGGTCGTATGGTGGTGCATCACCCCGCCAGACCAAGGAGGAGCGAAACTCCCTGGCGCCTTGCCTGATGCTTTCTCGAACCAAGATCACCGCATCAAACTGCTTGCCCTTCGATTTGTGGATCGTCATCACATGTATACCTCCGGTATCGTTCCCGTCAGCAAGCAACTGGTCCTGCACCAGTGCGTTATCCAGCCCCTGACGGGCTTTGGTGTAGGCACCAGACGTCATCCACATCTCAGACAAGTTCGCACTGATTCGCTTGCCACGATTGAAAGCGATCAAATAGTCGAGGGCTCCCGCGACCTGTATGAACTCCGTAACTCCGGTCCGGTAGAGCAGCGTTTTGATTAGTATCCAATCCCTGCCAGGGTCACCGGTAAGTACAAGGTCAGCAGCACCGCTGATGATTGCTTCAGCGCTCTTCGCGAGATTCGTCTTTGGGGGCTTGCCTGCGGCAATATTGGCACTCCACATCAAGTAGGTTGCTGCCTGCTTGATCGCCGTAGCACTTCCATCCGCACGCCTGATTGAGGCAAGCAATTCGAGGCATGTTGCGATATCAGCTGCACGCCGCTCAGGAAGCTTGGGCTCCAGAAGGAAGGCTGCCAATCTGGCCGAAAGCAGAACTGCGGCTTCGTCGAACAACACTTTGTGGGGAATAGGCTTGGCGCCCCCGTTCAAGGCAGCTGAAATTTTGGCGACGCCACTGCCGGTTGTTGCGAGGATGACCAAGTTTTCCAATTTCAGACCATCAGCTTTAGCGCCATTGAAAAATCGACCGAGCGCCACACGTATCCACTGAAGTGGTTCCTTTTTTGGGTCGTACAGCATGCGACCAACACCGGCGTATGGGACTTTTCTCGGCGTTTTCGCCAAGATGTCATTGCCGAAAGCAGCGATGTCTGTGCCTGGGCTACGGTTGTTTTCGGAGCCAAGATCTACAAAAACGGGAGCTAAAGCCTCTTTGATACTCTCGATTCGCTCCGGACCTACACCTTCCAAGTGGTCAAAAATCTGCTGATCAAGATCAGCCAGGCAAATGATTTGACAAAGGTCGGCTAGCTTCTGAATGCAACCCCAAGCCGCACTCCCAGTGTCTTGAGCTTCATCAACAATGATCACAGGGTGAGTGTCTGCCACCAGCTCACGAAGCAACTGACACCTTTCGAGCAGTTCACTTGTTTTCGGGGCAAACCAGTCAAAACAGATTCGTCCATCTTCAGCGAACAACCGCTCCCGCTCGGTTTGCCACGAGAGCCACTCGGCCGTCCCCTGCTCTCCTTTCTTCGGTGCTTTCACACCACCGGACAGGGACTTTTCATCTTGAGGCAGTAGTATCTTGAGCTTGCCCTTGGGTGAGCCAAGCAGGTAGCCATGGCTTTTGAGCAATGACCAGCAAAAGGAATGAAAGGTCTGAAGACTTAGCTGCGAACGTACCGTCTTCTCGACCAGCAAGCTGGACGCCTCTGCAACCCGAGCCACAGCTGCGCGAGAAAAACTGAGGAAGAGTATTGATTGCCCCGGCAGCAACCCAGCAGCAATAATCCTCGTGGCTTTCTGGAGGGCGATAGTGGTTTTCCCGCTGCCAGGCCCTCCGACTATCAGGAGGTGGCCATCTTCGTCCAGAATCGTCTGACGCCGCTCACAGATGATCATGAGGCGCCTACTAGATCTTCTTCATCCTCTTCCTCAGCCGGTCCATCACCAGGCCGAGCAGCAGGAGCAGGTTTTGGAAAGTCGTTATAAACACGCGTAAGGAAGTCGGTGATGCCCGGAGGTAGCTCATGCAGCGCGCAAAGATCCAGCAACCGGGCTGCATATCCATTCCCCTTATTGCTCTTAAGCGCCTTGAGCATATTGTCTTTAACTCCCTTGTCGTCAGGGCGCTCGGCAGGAATGCCAATGTTCCCCTGATCACCAGATTCACGGAGTGCGGACAGGAATGTCCATTGGTGCTCGACCGGTGTCTGAGTTACCAGGAGTTGTTCGATGTTTGGGTATGGAATCTCGTTCGGAAAATCGAAGGCCTCAGCAAACTTCTGATTTTCCTCGGCCTTGCGTGGCTTGTAGTCATAGAACGCATACGTACGTAGCCCAAGTGCCTTGAAGAAAGCACCGAAATTAGGCAACGAACCGTCGCCCTCGACCGGGAAAATTGTGATGCCTGCTAGATCCAAGGCGAACAGATCCGGGTTGGCCTGCTCCATCTTCTCAGCGACTGCGGTCAGTGCACTGTGCTCAGTGATCCCCTCCGCAATAATCACCCCAGGCCCCAACATCGCTTCCGCCAAGCCACGGCGCGCATGGCGTTTGTACATCTTGCCTTTTAGCGTCGTGCCGGATGCTACGGTCGTCGACTCCACTGCTGCCTCGCCATTACGCCGTAGGATGATGATCTGTGAGGGGTCGAATCGTTCGATCACATACGGCGAGTGCGAGGTGACAAAACACTGAGTCGTCTCCTCTAAGAGGTACTTCGCAATTCTGCGCTGCGTATGCGGAGGCAGGGCTATCTCAGGCTCTTCCATTGCGAAAATCACGTTATCCTTCTTCACCTCAGCGATGAAAGACAACAGTGCCAGCACAAGCGTGTTCAGTGTACCGGTCCCAACATGCTGGAATGGGACTGGCTTTTGATCCGCTGTGATGGAAATAAAGAACGACATCGTCTTGCGTAGGTGTTCTCTCGTCAGCTGCGAAACGAATAGCTGAGTGGTCTTACAAGCTCCACCCACGGAAATGTACTGGGCAAGCCTGTCTTCAATCGAGTCCAGTACGGGTCGAAGGTCAGCGGCATCCGAATCAATCGGAGGATCCAGCTCTCGAAGCCGCTTGATGGACTTTTCCCATAAGCCCGTGCGTACGCCTTGCAACCGGAGGATCAGGTCGAGCAGAGAACCCCGCTCAAGACTGAGAGCGCGTGAGCCTGTGCGCAAGGTCCTGAGATATAGGAATCCAAACAGCCGCTTCACTGTTTTCTTTACACGCTGAAGCTCGCCATCATCGAGGCTGGGGCTGTATGAAAAGAACGTGTCCGCCTCGAACTCGTCCTCCTCCGGGTTGTAGAAAGCTTGGGTTTCAATGCGCAGGCATCGAATGACATCGGGAGGCGCGGCGGCATCTATCTCACCAGCCTCCAGCAGACGTTTATCTTTGACATGCCACAGCTCCGTGTGAGCGGCGCAGGTGCGCTCAACCTCTCCACTGAGGTCTATCAGCATGACTTCGATCTTGATCTTTACAGGAATCGCCCCGTCAGCATCCAGGTACGAGGCGTTGTAAAAGTCGAATTCTTGAACCGGGGGAAAGCGGGAAAGCCTGTCGGGGCTTAGAACCAGATCCAAGGCTTCGCAAATCGTACTCTTCCCGACGTTGTTGCCCCCTACCAACAGGGTGTGCCCGTCAAACGTGAGGTCAGCCGACTTAACACCACGAAAATTCTCAATCTTCAGATTGATAACGCGCATTTCCGCAAATCCCTGTGCTTGATGGTCGCTTCAGCTTGGCTCATTCAGCTGACGCTGCCTAGCCACAACTGTGGAAAAAATGGCCATCATGAGACATGGAGCAATTTGTCCTAATACGCTCCCTGAGCATGTTTCAAAGGGATAGAGAGTACCCCTAGTGACATCATGAATGCTTGACTAGCTTAAATATCCGAGAGGCCGCCACAGGTCGAGAGCTGCGGGTCGCGACCGGCCGCTATTGCCCGGGAATCATCATTTGCATCGGGCTGGAGTCGGCCAAAAATCGCCGGTGGGCAACGGCAGAATTCGGTTAGAGCCAACTCGGTGTAGGCAGCAAGAATGAGTCGAACGTAGACAGAGAGCTGGCCAAATAGTAGCTTTCGAGTTTACCCGAGCCGTATATGGCATCAAGCTGAGGGTTTTGATCGTTTCCCAATGAGCGAGTAAATTTCGGGGCTCACTAGGGGGACTATTGATTGGCAATTAAGCCAAACGATTCGTAGCCACCTACTCGGATCGTACTACAGCAATACTCTAATAATAGTGATAGCACGAAATACACATGAGTTATGACAACCGTTAGCAATATGAATGCGCGCTTCAAATGCCGCGAAACCGTCGGATACACGAGAAGGAAGTCATGAAAATAAACGCTAAAGATCCAGACATTTCAAGCATATATCAAAGGATCAAGCGAGGAAGCATAGACCTCCGTCCAGATTTTCAGCGCGACATGGTATGGAACAGGGCCAAGAAGCAAGGTCTTATTGATACTATACTTAGAGATTGGAAGTTCCCTCCTGTGTTTTTTGTGGTAACGGGAAATGATCAATTGATGGAAGTACTCGACGGACAGCAAAGATTAAGTGCTATAGTTGAGTTTCTTGAAAATGAGTTCGCTATTGATGGCAACATCGAACCTTACGACGAAGAGATCCAAAAGCTGAACGGGCTACGATTTGACCAACTTCCAGACCGTGTGCGATTTCGGATTGAGCAGTACTCCATTAGAATCCATGAACTGTATGATTATCAGGAAGGTGAACCTTATGAGTTATTTTTTAGGCTCAATCAAGGTGTAACATTAACACCTGCGGAAAAACGAAACACCTTCTTTGGCCCTGTTCGCGAACAGATTAAAAACTTCGTCTCCTACATGAGTAGTTTGGATATTGATGGATCGCGAATAGGCTTCAACAATAATAGATTGGCTTATGATGATGTCATTGCTCGTTTCACATATGCAGTTCACACCAAGATTATCAGCAAAAAAATAACTGACGTAAATCTTGTTGAGTTCTATAGAGCAGGGACGCCTGTTCCAAGAGACACTGAGATGCAGGTGACAAGCGCTATCGACGCACTTGCTGCGGCATGTAGCGCTAACGTCCGCTCTGGCAGTAAGTTCAAACTAAATAAGTCTACTCTGCTAACGTGGCTTATATACTTTGCTAATGATCGGTCAGAACAGAATATTTTACACCTGTCTAGCTTTGAACGCATGAGAGAGTCCATCAAGGGCAATAGCGAGGATAATAGTAAGCTTGTTTTCCTGCTAGGTATTTACCAAGAGCGCGCCGCATCAAGTGTGAACGACGCTATTCCTGTTCAATTGCGGCTACTAGTTATTTATCTGATTGGCTGGATGGAAGGCCAAGTCTATGACAGCCATGTTGGAAAGAGCGCGCGGGCGATACTAGATAAAATTTATCAGTCGGACAGTTTGACCGAGGAAATGGTCATTACATTTATGGAAGAAGAGCACTGGGGCTTACAATGAAAAAGGCCGCTATTGCTGACTACTGGAACAGACTAAAAGATGTCCCTGTTGCTGCTAAAGGTATAATATCTTTGAAGCAATTTATTCCGGGTAGTGCCGACCGTGAATTTGCAACTGGGGGGATTTTCGCCGTTGTGGGCGCAAACGGTGCGGGAAAGAGTAGCTTCTTTTCTTATCTTACAGATCTAGGCTACAACAGGATTGAATTCTATAGGCATGAAGTGGTGCTTCATAACGGGGAGGTCATTAACTTTCCTGGTGGCGCATTGTCGGCGATCGTCACGGAACCACTTTCCGACCTTCGTACAGCCAACGCTACCCTTGTAAATTTCAAAAGTACTTTTGGTCAAGGGGGTATAGCTGAGTTGCCAGAAAAAGAACTCAGCCTGGTAAATTACGTGTTAGGCAGCAGTTACGACTCAATTTGTATTGAAGAAGTTGCGACGGGGGACGATGAAAGCTGCCCTCGTTTCGTCTTTACAAAAAATGGAAATGAGCACGACAACTTCACAGCCTCAATGGGTGAGCAACTTGTATTGTTCATTTACTGGACGTTGTCGAAGAAATACAATCGGCCAGGAGTGTTTTTTGTAGAAGAGCCCGAAACAGGCCTTACTCCAGCGGCACAAGATCGTATTGTAGATTTATTAGCTTACCTCTCCTCTGATAGGAAAAAGCAACTTTTCTTAGCAACTCACTCACCTTTCATAGTTTCTAAGCTCGGTGCTGAGCGCGTAATAGTTATGAAGCGGCCTGAGGTTGCTCATTGGGGGGCAGCATTAAACAACAATTACCTTAATGAACTAGGAGTAGCCCCCGTTAGAAAAGGGGTTTTTTTCCTTGAGGATAATAAAGCCAAAGTTTTTTTTGAGAAACTTCTGGATATATACGGAAGCAATATCAGAAGAACTCATGAGATAATTTTTTTAAACGGAGAGTCACACGTATACGAGGTGGTTGTCAGATATGCTAGGCAGAGTAAAAATTTCGCGATAAAAGGGATTATTGATGCAGACCAGAAAGGAGTAGTCAAATACACTGCGCCTATATTTGACTTCCTTCCTGGCAGCCTTGCCCCTGAAGAAGAGTTAATGTCAGTCGTTCAATCCGATATGCATGGATTCGCCCGGAAACTTGGTGTTCGACCAGACAGGCTCGCTGATGCTGTACGACTCTGTCAAGGATTTGAGTTGCACGATAAATTCGAAGAAATTTCAAAAATTATTTATGGAGTAGTAAAGACAATAGTATATGAAACTGCTTTCCTCCTCTGGTTTGAACAGTTTCAAGCCAAGCAAGAAATTCACGATTTCATGAGTACTATTGATCCTGAGCTTACCGCAGATGACATAGAAGTGGTGCGAAGCCAGTATCCATAGCTAAGGTCGACCACAGGCAACCGCTTCGTAGTCGAACGCAATCAATACCCAAGCCCCTCAAATGATAGGGGGGGCTTATCCCGCAGTTCCATCAAGCTTATGGCTTGACACCTTAAATCTTTTCTGTGCCGAACACACCCTTTCCCTCTGTGAGTAGATCGTCATCTATCGACCATTTGTTGTAACATTGCGCGCCTGACGGATGCCTTCAGACCCTCTGTTGTCATCCGTCGTCGATCCCCCGCTGTCATACGGCACATTGTAACTGTGAAGTCCCGGGACTGTAGCGACGACACTTTCTTACGACACCCCTTACCTGGACGACGACACCCCTTTATAACACCCCTTAACCTGCACAAGACGCCCTGAAAAACCTGCACCCCAGCAACCATGCGGGTTGCAGCGGCAACACCTCTTCACGACACCCCTTACCTGGGCGACAAAACCCCTTTACGACACCCCTTAACCTGTAAAAGACACCCTAAAAAACCTGAAACCCAGTAACCATGCGGGCTACAGCGGCAACACCTCTTCACGACACCCCTTACCTGGGCGACAAAACCCCTTTACGACACCCCTTAACCTGTAAAAGACACCCTAAAAAACCTGAAACCCAGTAACCATGCGGGCTACAGCGGCAACACCTCTTCACGACACCCCTTCGCCTAAACCGGCGATTCTCTATGGGAAGTTACGCGTCAGACTTCCATAAGCAATAGATGGGGAGTGAGCATGCTTTTTTGAAACGTGTCGCGAAGCGGATATCAGCGGTGCGCTGGTTGCCCTCGAATTCAATCAGCCAGCTACCGGCGGAAAGGGAGTTGAGAAGAATTGAAATCCTTGGGATTGGCACAACGGGTGAGAAGCTGAAGCCAGTGCAAATTTTTCAACCCAGAAGGAGCAAGACATGGACTCGATTGAGCTACTGGTTTATGCGGTCATCGGCGTGGTCGGCACGCTGGGAGCGGCTGCGGTGATTGGCTACAAGGTCGCAGATCATCTCGATAAGAAGCATCACACCGACTGATTTTTCAGCACATCGGCAGATGCGCATGGTGGTGGCTTGGGATTCGCCAGTGCTCGGGTAACGTTCAGGCATGTGCCAAGTCCAGCCGGTTCACGTCATGAGCAAAGTTAAGTGCCAGTGCTGCAAGAAGATGATGGTTCCAAAGGTGGTCACCAGCGCGCCTTTCTACATCAATGGAGTACCGGTGGGCGGCCGTGAGCCGGAGTCGTCCGTATGCCCCTTCTGCCTGTCGCAGAAGTGGATGCTCACCGAACATCAGGTTCTGGCTGCCGGCAAGGCCAATGCCGAGTTCTACGGCATCATGCTTCTCGCCTTGGTGAACATCGCTGCGTTCGCCCGTTTCGGCGAACTGGCAGGCGGTATGACGCTTGCGGTGTCAGTCGCAAGCTTCCTCCTGCGCGCCAGAATTATCAGGACATTGCTACGGCACCTGAGCCGTTAGACGAGCCAGCGCATTCCATGCGGCCGGAATACTACTCAGGCGGCGAATACAGCCTGGGTAGAACTCGGAAAGGATGTCACTGCTGCTCGACAGTGCGCAAAGCCGCGTCGCTACTTGTTCATTTCATAGCGGATTTAAGCGCTGTGGTGGTACTGAACCCTGTTGCCCGAATGCCCTGGCCAGCGCCAAGCAGCCCACCAACGCGCTGATGCAGCCCCTTTTCAGGCTGACCTTTGTAAACATCGGAAAATTTTGCCCCTCCTAAGGGGAAGGTTGGCCGTTCGAACCGGCCCTGGGACACCATATAAATCAGGCCTTTGACGCTATTCCTCTGTCGGTATCATTTCTCCGTGACAGCAGGGTGGCAGCAGTAGGCCTGAAAAAGCCCCACTCAGAATCTTTCTGGTGGGGCTTTTTTGTTACCGATAATGGATCTACTTTTTTCCGGCCGCCGATCTGACAGTGTTTAGGTGGGAGCCTTCTCGTCAGTTTCTGGTGCGCTTGTGGGCTCTATCCTAACTTTCAAGTGACCTTGCCCGGCCAAAACGTCAGAAAGTCCTTCCTGCAACTTAATTTGCGAATTTGTCATTTCCTCGCTGAAAGGGAAGCCGGTCACGTTCATGCTAATCGGTTGCTGCCCTGAAAGGACTTCAATTGCGTAGTGTCTGAGCTTTTGCTGGTCGAGCTCAAGATCTGTGTGGCCTTTTGGAATGTAGGCTCCGTTTCGTAGAAGGACCCGGTCATACCGAAGATTTAGATCCGCGGCCATTGCACTCAACATTAGGATCAGTAGCTCTTGCTGCTTCTCTATCCACCTTTCCGCGTTGCTCTCGTTTATCGTTGAGGTAAGGTGGTCCAGATAATCGCGCCAGGTATCCAACACGTCTGTTTCTGACGCCTTTCGGCGGTTTGAGCGGCCCCCGTTGAAAGCGAGATCAATCATGTTCAATGCGCGAACATGATCGGGTGAGAGCCTTGCCCCCCGAGTCGCCATCAAGGTGCTGAAGATCCAGGTTTTTTGGTTTCTGGACTCGTTTACGCGCTCAAGATATTTTTGTGCTTGAACCGCAAGGATCGGTCCAAGCAGTGTGGCAACGATGGTACCGATGCCAAAAACCCAGTTTGCTTCCATTCTTTTTTCCGCAGGGTTGGGGAATAGAGCTCGACAGCACTGGCCGAGTAGAGCTCTGAGAATATGTGCATTTTCCTTTGCACGCCAAGCCAAACCAAAAAGCGTTTATTTTTGATTTCCACTTTGCCCTTTTCAGGCTAAAGCGATCTGGTCCCTGATCCTCAGCACGGTGGTGGTCGAGCAGTTGGCGTGCCGTGCCGTCGCGCGAATCCCCAGGCCGGCGCCGAGTAACTCGGTCACGCGCTTGTGCAGATCGGCGTCCACTGGGCGCCCCTGGTACTTGCCGGCGGCCTTCGCCTTCTCGATGCCTTGAGCCTGGCGCTCGCGGCGCTGTTCGTAATCCTTGCGCGCAATAGCGGCCATCATTTCCACGAGCATTGAATTGATCGCACCCAGCATTCGCCCGGTGAACTCGTCCCCCTTCGTGTCCTGCATTCCCTGGTGGCTGGTCGGCAGATCGAGCGCGACGATGCGCAGGCCCTTGGAGTCAATAGCCGCCTTGAGCTTTTGCCAGTCCTCCACCGGGAGACGGGATAGCCGATCTATCGACTCCACCAGCAACACGTCACCCTTGCGCGCATCTTTCAACAGGCGCAGCAGCTCCGGCCGGTCAGCGGTGGCGCCGCTGGCGTTCTCTAGGTACACGCTGGCGATGACCTTGTTATGGTCGCTGGCGAACTGCTCGAGCGAGGCGCGGGCGCGGCCGGCGTCTTGCTCTTCGGTGGATGCTCGGAGGTATGCGCGGATGAACATGATGGGTGCCTGTATCAGTTAGGGCGTTCTACTAATACTGTTGCACTTTGGGTGTTACTTATCAAGCAGGAAGCCCGAAATAGGTAAAATAAGCCTGTATCTGGATAGGCATACCCAACAAATCGCCGCAGGTTTTCGAAAACCCACGGCGCTACAGTCCAGCAGATCTACTTCCCTACAAAGTAGAGTGCCCTGCCCTGATTGAAGATTGCTGCAGGGATCGAGTTTTTTCTCAGCCGCTGTCCAGGGTGGTAGATGTAGATCCACTCTGGCAGGTGTTTCGATGCAAGCAGCATGGCTTCCGAAGTCGTCATGTTGTTCTTGTAGGCATCAAGGGTGAACTGGTTGTTACGAATGAAGATCGGCCCGTAGCTGAAAGGCGATCTCAGAAAACTCGGCGATTTAGCAATCTCATCACTGTATGGAATCGGCTTCTCCGCGTAGCTATCTGTCAGGGAGGCGTAGCCGCGGGAATGGCCATCAGGATATTTGCCTGTCTGCATTAGCAGCTTCGATAAGCCATTGGTAAAGACCTTCTTACGGGCCTCTTCGACCTTACGCAATGCAAGAGCAGATGCTTCGTCCGATGTGTTTGCCTGGTCAGCGGGCACCCAAGCAACGACCTGGATTGCGCGCGCCGGATCGCTCGCCCCACCTAACAGCATCAAACCCATGCCAATTCCCGCTGCTGCGCCATCACTCTGGTCTGTAGGTGGCGACGCGAAGCTAACCGCGCTTAATCCAGCATCCCCAAGCACTACTCCAGAGCCGCCGACAGGGCCTGCTTCATCAACTGCATCCGACCGCTCGATTGGAACATCCCGCTGCCCCGAAATCCCCATTGAGGTCAAGACATGCATAGCATCAGACCACTTTTCTCTCGGCACATCCTTTGGCTCAGGAAGCTGCACAGCCCTAGCCCCCTGCGTGCCAGAGCACCCAACCAGAAAGGCCAGTGCCGCGGCCAGCAAACCGTGTCGTATCGTTGTTGTTTTTTTACCCATGGCGCCACTCCTTCTTTTGATTCCGACAGCTTACGAAGGCTTTTAGGAAACCCAATGGCGTAAGGCGTTGAGATTTGTAGGCTTGGGCTTTTCAGAGCCTGGCATACGGTGTCATGCAACCTTATGCATGCGGAGCGGCACCATGGAATTTCGTCACTTAGGCAATGGACAGACGTTCCCGCCAGTAGCACCGAACGGCCGAATTTACGCCGTACCAGTCAAACAGGAACACCAAATAGAAATTTTCTGCCTCACATCTAAAGGCATTGTTGGAAACGGCTTTACGGCCAAGTGGACTGAGATCACGGGTTTCTATTACGACGACGAGTCATGGGAAATCATCCTGCGCAATTACCTCGGGAGGGGAATGCGTTTCCGTCGAGGTGTGGCCTGCGGAATCGTCGAAGACGGTTGTGAAACCCTCAAAACAAATATCCAAGGATTTGCAATTCCAGTTTGCGTAATGAACCGCATCGCATACGAGCAGAAAAAACCACAGCCGACCTAAGGTGGCCCTTGAGTTTTACAGGACTACCGGATTCACATCACGTTGAGGAGGGCTCATCCCCTGGCAGGGAATTTTCCGCCTTTTGATTTCCGTCGCTTTTCTTGCGTGAAAGCGAAACACACAATGGATATCCGCTGCGAAGATGCTGTTGCCGGCTAACCCCTACCAACCTTCTGCCGCCACGCGCGGCATGGAGCATCAAATGAATACCCCGTTTCTCCTATTGGCCCAGTACAGCGGCATGGCCATCATTCCCCTGGAGCGCGTTTGTGCTGACTACTTCAGCCACCTGACCCCAGAGAAAATGAAGCTTAAGGTGGCTGCCGGCGAGATCGACCTGCCGCTGGTGCGCCTGGAAAGCAGCCAAAAGTCAGCGCGCGGCGTGCACCTCAACGACTTGGCCGCCTATCTGGATGCTCAGCACGCCAGGGCGCGAACCGAGCATGAAAAACTGATGGGGAGATCTAGCTTGCGTCGGGTTTCCTGACACGCTTCCGGGCCTCGATCGTGGGGCCCGATATAACCCGCTCCAGCCACGGCCAATCTTTGTAGTGATCGCCGCTTCCCTTCAAATGCGTGTACCGACGCATCGAGTTCCAATCCCGGTGCCCAGAAACAGAGGCGACTTTCGGGATATCCCATCCCATTTCAAATAACCGGCTTACGCCGTCATGCCGCAGGTCGTGAAAATGCAGGTCGTCAATTTCCAGAAAGTGGCACGCCCGGGTAAATGAGGCTGACACCGACCGTGCATTGTACGGAAACACCTCATCCGCCACTTTCGGCATCGACTGCATGACCGCCCAGGCCTCGTCAGGCACAAGGCACCAGACGTCATTGCCGTATTTCTGGCCGGGGTTCTTCATATCGGTGATCAGGACCATCCGGCGCGCCTCATCTATAGAACCCCACTTGATCCGCGTGATCTCTTCCTGACGGCGCGTGGAGAACAGCGCAAACACGGTCACCCTGACCATGTCGATCTCTTGCTTGCGGCGGTCGCGCATCTCGCCGAAATATTGCAGCAGGGCGTCCAGCTCTTTCAGGGTCGGCCGGCGCTCGCGCTCCTTGCTCTTAGATACCGCACCCATCTTGCGCAGCACCCTGCGCGCATCCGGCATCGCCATCGGATCAATGTCGTAACCCCAGGCGGGCCGAGCCACCGACAGCACTGCACCCAAATGCGCCAAATCGTTACCCACGGTCTGCGGCTGAATGCCGTCTTTCTGCATTCGGTCATTGGCGTACTCGACCAGCTTCTGACTGGTGATGCCCTTGTCTTCGAGCTTGCCCAGCCAGGTCTCACTGATCGCCTTGAGGGTGGCGCGCTTCGTCTTGCCCAGCGGCCGGAGCCTTTCGTATTCATCAAGATAGCGCTCGATCATCTCCTTTACCGTCGCGCCCTTGCGGTTGGCCTTGGTAATTGCACCCGGCTCGGCCATTTCGGTTTCGCGTCGCTTGAGCCAAGCCTGGGCCGTGGTCTTGCGGTCGAAAGTCTGGCTTTCCTGATAAACTGTCACACCCTTTTGCATGATGCGGATCTGTGCGGTGTACGCTACAGAGCCATCCTTGCGCTTGCGAACGGTGATAGATCCCATGGGTTTTGCTACACGACTGGATTGAGTTGCTACATTGTAGCAACGGACTTTCGAAAATAAGCAAAAACAGTGGTAAATGGTAGTAAATGAGAAGTACCTAAATGCAGACAATTCCCCCAGAAACAATAGCTAACCCAGCAGATACGGTATCTAGGAGGTTTTCTGTTGCACCCATGATGGATTGGAACTATTAATTCTGTAGGCCACGAAACACAAGGCATACAGACCACTCAAAAACTCCCCGTACCACTTTCGTACCACCTACCTGCCAAACCAGCATTCCACCAGGACCGCTAGAGCCACCGCGCTTACTCCTGTCGCGATGTTCTGTCGCTCCAACCCCGGCACTATCCACACACCGCCCAAGCATCTCCTATCGCCCAGATTAATCACCGTGATCAACAGAAGCGGTCCACACGTGCGCACATGCACGTAGAGGGGGCTGAGACTCGAAAATTTTTCGGGCAAAAAAAAAGAGTAACATAAGTAATCTTGACCGCCTTTCACGCTCAAGCCATTGAAATTAAATGGTTTTATGTTTCGAGAAAAAGGTAATCTTTAAGTAATATTGAAGTAATCTGATTACTCTTTATAAATGTAATTCTCCACTTTTATAAAACCCTTTAAAATCAACAGCTTGATAATAAATTACCTTTTCAATTACTTCTCTGTTACTCCTTTTTGTAATCTCAAAACCCACGGAATACGTGGTCTCCAGACCGTTCCTGTGGGGAGATTACTGAAATTACTCTTTTTGAAACTCCCCCCCTCCCACTCAACAACAGAGCCTCCAAGGCCCTTCCACAAAATACCCCCTCGGTGCAGGGTTCCGCAGGTATTTCCGAGTTCGGAAATCGGAAAGCGGCCCCCAGCCAGCCCCGTGTTGAGGGGGGTGCAGGTGTGCAGAAAAAGCGACCCATTTAGCCCGCAGGCGAGGTGGGGGGACGACGGCGCGCGCCAGGTGCAGGACCACGTCACTGGCTCGCCATGTAGCACGTCAGTCCCCCACGCTCGACCTGTGGCACGCCAACTCCACGAACGCGAGTCATCGACCCTCACTGCCGCCACTGGCGATAGAGCCTCACCCCCAAGAAAGCCCAGCATTTACTGGCCCGAACAACCCTTTAACCTTGCCGTGATACCGTGCAAATGCTATGTTGGACTGGGTTTTTTCACGCCGAAGATGGGCGAACTTTCATCGTTCCGTGCGGACTTTTCCATGGTGAAAGCCAACCTCCAGACAGCAAAAAGCCGCCTCAAGGGCGGCTCATTGTTTTGACGCTGCAATCAGATCAGAACAACCCTCCCAATGCCGACGGCTCCCAGTTCATGATCACCAGCTCTCCACTGACCTCGGCTTTCCCCTGCCGTTGATTCGCCGTGCTGTATCGAATGTCCACCGTCTCGAAATGGAACCCCGAAAACACACGTCGGATATCTGGGTGGTCGTTAATGCTGACCATCACCTTGCCCTTGCAGCGCCGCATGAACTCGGCCATCCGCTCATAGTTCTCAAACGGGAAGTCCACCCCATAACCAGCGGTTTGCCAGTAAGGCGGGTCCATGTAATGGAAGGTGTGCGGGCGGTCGTACCGCTCGGCGCATTCAAGCCAGCCCAGGTTCTCAACGTAGGTGCCAGACAGCCGTTGCCAGGCTGCTGACAAGTTTTCCTCGATCCGCAGCAGGTTGATAGCCGGTCCAGTGGTGGCGGTCCCGAAGGTCTGCCCGCTGACCTTGCCGGCGAAGGCATGGTGCTGCAGGTAGAAAAACCGGGCAGCCCGCTGGATATCGGTGAGGGTTTCCGGCCTGGTCATCTTCTGCCATTCGAACACCTGGCGGGAGCTGAGCGCCCACTTGAACTGGCGCACGAACTCTTCCAGGTGGTTCTGCACAACCCGGTACAACGTCACCAGGTCGCCGTTGATATCGTTGAGGACTTCAACGGGTGCCGCTTGGGGCCGCATGAAGTAAAGCGCAGCGCCGCCGGCAAAGACCTCGACGTAGCATTCGTGAGGCGGAAACAGCGGAATAAGGCGATCTGCCAGGCGACGCTTGCCGCCCATCCACGGGATTATTGGTGTGCTCATAAGTGATCCTTGTTTCGACAATTGGATTCGCTTAGGCTTCGCACCCCCTGCGCAGTGGGGCGAGGCCTTGGTTGGAGCACTCGGCATGTACGAGTGATTCAGCGTCGAGCGGGTGTTAGCGCACCAGCTCGTCGCCTCGTTTACTGCGCGGGGGTACTACTTCCCCCCCGTTGGAAGCTCAAACTCCTTAAAGCTGACAACCTCCTCACCCAGCCAGTCATTGACCTGGGCCAGGCGAGCCTGCAGCGGCTCCAGCTCGTTGACCGCCCAAACCTCAGCAGCCTCCCGCAACGATCCAAACCCACCCGCGTTCTGTGGCACGATGCCCATCAACTGTGGCGGAATGCGCAACGCCGCGAGCAAGTCGTCGCGGCTGATGTTCTTGATCGAGCTGAATTCATCCTTGGCCGCTACCTCACTCACGGGAATGAGTTGGATACCGTCCTTCTTCCCGGCCGGGGCATAGACGAACAGGTTGCGAAAGTTGCCTGGTCCCTTGGAGTTCTTCAGCGCCGTGCGCAGTGAGTCAATGTCCTCTTCCTTCTGCGCCGCGTCGGTCATGTACAGGATGAAACCGGCATGGCTGCCGTTGTTGTAGTACTTGCGACGGAACAGCGTGGCGCTCTCGTTGAGCAACGCGCTTTGCAGCGCAGCCAGCCACTCTGGCAAGCCGTAGATCTCCTGATTGATATCCGCCTCACGCAGGTGGCAGATCGAGCCGGGGGCAAATTCGTGCTCATCTTTCCAGCCACGCACCTGGTAATAGGTCTCCAAGTCGACACCCCGGCGCATGTACTTCGCCAGCGGTGGCAGCAGGCCCATGGTGCCGCGCAGCATGTTGCTGCGTTTCTCCAGGTAGCAGTTGCCGCACCAGAGCCAGTCCAGGGCGAATTGCTCAAAGGCCTGGCGACTCAGCAGCCGGTGGGGAACGAACGTGCGGGCCAACATGTTGCGTTTGAAGTTCAGCCCCGACTGAAGGTACACGCTGGCCCGCGTCGTCTTCGCCAGGCCATCCATGGACATGGGGGTTTCAAACCAACGCCCATTGGCCCAGCACTCCAGATAGTCCAGGACTTCCCTGCCATCGAGTACCGGCGTCGGGTCGCCAAAGGTAAACGCCTCAACGGGTCCAGCCTCGGGTGGCAGCAGATCCCCCTCAATGGGAGGCTGGGCGGTGGCTAATTGGGTTCCGCGCTTGCGTCTGCTCATCAGTAAGACTCCATAAATCCGGTATTCGCCGTGGTCTGCCCTTCAAGGGGTTCGTTGTGCAGCGCGTGGAACAGCGCCCACGCCAAGTCGGCATGGCCCGTCTCGTCTGTGCGACCGGCCGTGTAAGTGAACATGCGCCCGGAGGCGGTGATTGTTTTGCGGATAGCCATCAGTGATTGCGCCATGTTCGTCCAGCCGGCATCGAACTCCAGGCGGCCGTTTTTGATGACGTCATAAGCCTTCAGCACCAGGCGGGTTTTGACTTCGGGCGAATAGCTGAAAGTGGTGATGTTCGGGAAGAACTGCTTCACCAACTGCGCCACGCCGGAGCCCATGCCAGTGATGTCGATCCCGATATATGTCACCCAATAGCGCCTGGTGACCTGGCGGATGGCTTCGGCCTGGGCCGCAAAGTCCATACCCCGGAACTGGTGTTTTTCCAGCACCCTGAATTTGCCGCCAGGCACCGTGGGCGGGCCGATTACCACCAGCCCCGCGCTGTCACCATTCTCGGCGGGGTCGTAACCGACCCAGACCTGACGATCCCCAAACGGCCGGGCAGCAAACGGTTTGTAGTCCTCGGCCCATAGGTCCCAACTGTCGACCATGCAAGGCTGCAGCATTGCCAGCGGGAAAATACTGGCGCCGTCGTCGATGAACTGGCACATCAGCAGGTTCTGGAACGCCTCGGCGTCGTACTCCTGCCGCAGTTCGTCGAGGTCGAACAGGTCGCAGCCACGGTCTTCAGCATCCAGGATGGTGACGATCTGCCGCCAGACACGGTCCTCGCAAAGCCGGCCCTGTTGCAGCGAGTCGTGGGAAACGTCGATTTTGACCCGCTGCGCCGCTGGCTTGCCCTTGTTGAAGCGCTCCCCCGTCCAGAACGTATAGGCTTCGTGCGCCATGCTGGAAGGCGTCGAAAAGTAGGTCCGGCGGTACTGCTTCTGCATCGCCATGCCGCTGGCGACCTTGTTCAGTTCCTTGAACTTGAACGTCCAGAAGAATTCGTCGAAGTAGAAATTGCCGTGATAGCCCTGGGCCGTCCGGGCGTTGGTGCCCAGAAAGTGCAGCTCGGCGCCGTTGCTCAGAATGATCGGGTCGCCAGTCAGTTCAACACCGACCACCTCACGGGCAAACGCCTGGATATAGGCCTTGAAGATGTGCGCTTGATTCTTCGAAGCCGACAGGAAAATCTGGTTGCGCCCTGTGGTCAGCGCATCAATCAACGCCTCCCGAGCAAAATAGTACGTCGCGCCGATCTGCCGGGATTTGAGGATTGCGCGGGTGCGTTGATTGCCGGCCTTGTACCAATCGAGCTGGTAGCCGAAACAGCCATCAATGAAGGCCTCGGTCAGCTTTTCGATATGTTCTTCGTCGAACTCGTTGCGTTTCGGCGCTTTCTTCGGCCCTTCGTTGCGCTTGGCCAGGTTCGGATTCAGTTCGGTTTCGGTACCGCCCTCATTGAAGCGCTGAATGCGCGCCTGCCGCTCAAGCTGGCGGTGCAGCAGGTCAATTTCCTTGTAGTCCGATCCTGACTTGGGGTCTTTGAGGATCAACTGCACCAACCGCGCTTCGGTCGCGGCCTGAATACGCTCCAGAGGCGTGGCCCGGTCCCATTCGTCACGGGCCTTCCAGCTGTGCAGGGTTTTTTCCTTCTCCCCGATCAGTTCGGCGATCTCGCACACGCGATAGCCCTGCCAATACAGGTGTTTGGCATGGCGGCGGTGATCGGTAGGTAATTCGACGATGGCATTCATGGCGCAGATGCTGCCGCCCGCGCGCGTACAGTACCCGCGCCCGTCCTTGTAACAGCCCGTTCTACAAGAGCACGTCATTGCCCGTCACGCTCGCGCTCAACAACATGCGCTCATCGCCAAGGCACACAGCCACCGCACTGAGGATTCACGCATGGCCGGCAAAACCGACACCCCAGCCAAGAAACAACGCTCCAAGTTTTTCCGCGTCGCCGTTGAAGGCGCCACCACTGACGGTCGCCAGATCGAACGGCAATGGCTGGTCGATGCCGCCGAGACCTACAGCCAAAACACCTACGGGGCACGAGTTTGGATCGAGCACATGCGCAGCATGCTGCCCGACAGCCCTTTCCGTGCCTACGGTGATGTGGTTGCGCTGAAGACTGAAGAAATCGAAATTGCCGGGGCTAAAAAGCTGGCGCTGTTTGCCCAAATCGAACCGACTGCCGACCTGGTCACCATGAACAAGGCCCGGCAGAAAATGTTCACCAGCATCGAGATTCGCCCAAAGTTCGCAGACACCGGCCGCGCCTATCTGGACGGTATCGCGGTCACCGACAGCCCGGCGAGCCTGGGCACTGAAATGCTTGCCTTCAGCTCCCAGCACCCGGACAAAAACCCGCTGGCAAGTCGCAAAAGCAACCCCGAAAACCTGTTTTCCGAGGCTATCGAGGTCGCACTTGAATTCGAAGACGTCGAGGACGAAAGCAGCAAAGTTGTAGGCATTTTCAGCCGCGTTCTCGAAGCCCTCGGCAAGAGCAAGGACAAGGAAGGCAAGGACGCCGCTATTTTTGCAGAACTCGGCGAATCCGTTGAGGCCATGGCCGAGCATGTTGCCAGCCAAGGCGAAGCCTTTGCCGCTGAAAAATCCGCTCGCGAGAAGCTGCAGGCAGCCCACGAAAAGCTATCTGCTGACTTCAGCGATCTGGTCAAAAAGCTCGAAAACACCCCGGACAACAACGGCACGAAAACGCAGTTCGCCGCTCGCCCTGCTGCTACGGGTGGTGACGGGAAGCTCGTCACCGACTGCTGATCCACATCACGGACAACACCCAGCCAAGGAACATCGGAGAACACCATGCGTAACGATACTCGCGTCCTTTTCAACGCCTACCTGCAACAACTCGCCCAATTGCACGGGGTGGGCGACGTCACCACCAAATTCACCGCCGCCCCAAGCGTCGCGCAGACTCTGGAAACCCGTATTCAGGAATCCAGCGCGTTCCTCAGCTCCATCAACGTGTTTGGTGTCTCCGAGCAGTCGGGTGAAAAAATCGGTATTGGTATCGACGGCACCATTGCCAGTACCACCGACACCACCGTCAAAGACCGTGAACCCCGCGACCCAAGCGGCCTGGACAACCGTGGGTACGTCTGTACTCAGACCAACTTCGACACGGGCATCCGCTACCAGAAGCTGGACCAATGGGCCAAGTTCAAGGACTTTCAGGCGCGCATTCGCGACGCCATCATCAAGGCCCAAGCACTCAACCGGATCATGATCGGCTGGAACGGTACCAGCCGCGCCGCAACCTCCAACCCGGCAATCAACCAACTGTTGCAGGACGTCAACGTCGGCTGGCTGGAAAAAATGCGCCTGGAAAACCCCGCCCGGGTGATGAAGGAAGTGGTCGATGGCAGCGGAAAAATCCAGATCGGCGCCGGCAAGGACTTCGAAAACATCGACGCCCTGGTCGTGAGCATGGTCAACGAGCTTATCGAGCCCTGGTACCAGGAAGACACCGACCTGGTCGTGATCTGCGGTCGCCAACTGCTGGCCGACAAGTACTTCCCGATCATCAACAAAACCCAGGCTCCGACCGAAATGCTTGCGGCCGATATCGTCACCAGCCAAAAACGCATCGGCAACTTGCCAGCCGTGCGTGTGCCGCACTTCCCGGCCAACGGGCTGCTGGTGACTCGTCTCGACAACCTGTCGATCTACTGGCAGGAAAACACCCGCCGCCGCACTGTCGTCGACAACGCCAAACGCGACCGCATCGAAAACTTCGAATCGGTCAATGAAAGCTACGTGATTGAAGACCTGGGCTGCGCTGCCATGGCCGAAAACATCACCTTGAGCTGAGGCCGGCAATCATGACCAACCCTTGCCGTCGTCACTTCCAGCGCGTCACAGCAGCCGTTGCAGCGGCTGCCGTGGCCGGTCCTGCCATGACCATGGAAGGTTCAACCGTTTACGAACTGCACCTCGCCAAGCTCCAACAGGACTATCTGCGCCTGAAACAGGTGCAGTCGACCGAAGGCAAAGCGGAGCTGAAACGGCAGCTGTTGCCGGAGTACGTCCCCTATGTGGAGGGTGTTCTTGCCGAAGGCAAAGGCGCCCAGGACCAGGTGCTGACCACGTTAATGGTCTGGCGGATGGACGCCGGGGACTTTGCCGGGGCCCTGGACATTGCCGAATACGTCATCAACTACGCGCTGCTGATGCCTGACCGCTTCGAACGCACCACCGGCACCATCGTCGCGGAAGAAATCGCCGAAGTGGCCCTGAAGGCGCAAAAGGCTGGTGGCACCTTTGATCTGGGTCTGCTGCTGCGCACCGAGCAGATCGCGGGTGAAGAAGACATGCCCGACCAGGCTAAAGCCAAGCTGCATCTGGCGTTGGGCAAGGCATTCGCCGAAAAGGTTGCTGACGATGACACCTCCGAAAATCAGGTAATCGTCTTCGGCTACCTGGACTCCGCGAAGAAACATTTGGCCCGCGCTATTGAGCTGAACACCAACTGCGGCGGCAAGAAGGATCTGGAGCGCGTTGAGCGTCTCCTCAAGAAACACGCTGCACCAAGCAGCTAACCGAGCGTCCCCACGCACCCCGCCGGCTCGGGGCGGATCGGCCAGGCCGCTCCTCCTGAACGTGAAGCCCCGACCACCGGCGACCTATTTTCGAGTGCAGTTCATGAGCGCATTTGTAGCCAGCGGCCCAGTCGCAGGCGGTCATATCAACACCGACCCCTTCTGGCCGTCGATTGACCTGGACCACTTGCGCGCCACGCTGCGCATCAACGACAGCGTCACCCCGGCGCGCCTGGAAACTGCCGTTATTTCTGCCGCCATCAACCTCAACCGCGAGCTGGCCGAGTGGCGGGAAACCCAGCAAGCGGCCGGCCACGCCACGCTGGAAGACGTACCAGGTGACCGCATCAAAGACGTGTCGGTAAAGGTCCACCTCTACCGCCGTGCCATTGAAGCCGCTACCGGTGCCGAAGTCTGCGAGCGTTACCGCGATTACAGCGCCACCAATACTGGCAGCCAGAAGGCCGAAGAAGTCACCCCCACCATCGACGACTACCGCCGCGACCTGCGCTGGGCTGTGCGCGACTTTCTTGATCGCCCCCGTACCACCGTGGAGCTGGTGTGATGGCCGTCGCCGTCCGTGCCAATCAAAACGACACGGTCGACGTGCTGTGCTGGCGTTTCTACGGCCGCACCGCAGGCGTCACCGAAGCCGTCCTTGAAGCCAACCCCGGCCTGGCCGATCACGGCCCAATCCTGCCGCAAGGCCTTGTCGTCAACATGCCCGAAGCCCAAGCCAGCGCCCCGCAGCGGCAGATGGTGCAGCTATGGGACTGATCCCCTGTAACCAAGGAAACCCACACCATGGCTGATCCGACTTCCAGCGCCGTGACCGGCCTGCTCATGGGCCTGGGCCTGGCAACCATCACGCCCATCATCGACGGGGAAGCCCTGTTCGGCGCGATCCTCGGCGCTTGGCTGGTGACCAGTACCAAGCACGACCTCAAGGTCTGGCAGCGTCTGGGCTCTCTGTTCCTGTCGGCCGGTGTGGGCTACCTCTTTGCCCCCATGGCGCTGCAAGCCCTGCCATTTATCACCAGCGGCGGCGCCGCGTTCGGCTGCGCCCTGGTGATCATCCCCATCAGCATCAAGCTCATGGTCTGGGTTGAGAAAGCTGACTTTTGGGAAATCGTCCGCCGCATCAGAGGGGGCAGCTGAGATGCCAAACATCGAATTGATCGTGCAGTTGATCACGGCCGTGGCCTATCTGCTCAGCGCCTTGCGCCTGGCCTGCTACACCCGAGGCGCTGCGCGGTACCGGCGCAGCATCTCGCTACTCGCCAGCCTGTTTGGATCCGCGCTGTGCATCTGCGGTCTGGAAATCCTCCTGTACCGCCAGCCCACCAGCCTCTGGCAAGCCGTCTCCATCGTGCTGCTCTGCACCCTGATATTCCGTTCTCGCGGCAACGTCGCCGCCCTGTTGAGGCCCAGCGCATGACCACCACCCTACGCCACGGCGACCGCTCGCAAGCCGTCCGCACACTGCAAAAGAACCTCAACACCCACGGCGCCAAGCTGGATGTGGACGGCAGCTACGGCGACAACACCGAAATCGCTGTCCGTGCCTATCAGCTCAAGGTTGGTCTGGTCGTTGATGGCGTAGCCGGCGAAAAAACCCAAACCAGCCTGGCCGGCGGTGACTGCGCCCAGCTGCTGCGCAACAACGATCTGATCGCTGCCGCCGAACGCCTCGGCGTGCCGCTGGCAAGCATCTATGCCATCAACGAAGTGGAATCCAAGGGCAAGGGCTTCCTCGACAACGGCAAACCAGTGATCCTTTTCGAACGGCACATCATGTACCGCCAGCTCGCCAAGGTTCGGCACGAAGGCGACGACGCCGCCGAACTCAAATATCACGCCGACCAGCTCGCCGCCGTCAATCCCGCCCTGGTCAACCCAAAGTCGGGCGGATACTCCGGCGGTACCGCCGAACACCAGCGCTTGGCGATGGCCCGTCTGATCGACGACAACGCCGCCCTTGAATCTGCGTCCTGGGGGGCGTTCCAGATCATGGGCTTTCACTGGCAGCGCCTGGGCTACACCAGCGTGCAGGACTTCGTGGCGGCCATGAGTGCCGGCGAATCGCAGCAGTTCGACGCCTTCACCCGTTTCATTGAAACCGACCCGGTGTTGCACAAGGCGCTGAAAGCCCGCAAATGGGCCGAATTCGCCAAGCTCTACAACGGCCCGAACTATCAGCGAAACCTCTACGACGTGAAGCTACAGCGCGCCTACGAACGCCACACCGACTGCGGTTGCGGGCAAGGGGTGGCGGCATGATCGACTTCAAAGCGGTGCAAAAACTGCGGGTGCAGGACGGCGATCTGCTGGTGGTGCCGGAAAGCACAGAACAGGACGACATGCGGGAATTGGGCGAAGCACTCCACCTAATGAACAGATGCAGATGCGTGATAGTGCGCGGCCCAATCACTCACCTTGATAGCGAAGTCATGAACAAACTGGGCTGGTACCGCGCATGAGCACACTGCGCCAGGCCCTGTACGGCATTGCCCTGCTCGGGGCCTTGGCGCTGCTGATCTGGGGTCAGCAACAGCGCATCAACATCGCCGAGGGCAACACAGAGCTGGCAAAGGCGGCGGCCGAGACCGCCCGCGCAGACGCCGACCGCAACCTGACCACCGCAAACACGCTCACTAAAACCCTGAAGCAGGAGCGAGACGCCCAGAGCGCCCTGCGCACTCAACAGGATCAGTTGCGCCAAGGCCTGGCAAAGCGCAAGCGAACCATAGAGGAACTGAAACGTGAAAACGCCGAACTACGCACCTGGGCTACTCAGCCTTTGCCTGATGCTGCTCGCCGGCTGCGGGAGCGCCCCGCCCTTACCGGCGCCGACGCTTATCGTCAGTGGATGTCCGGCCGTGGTGCCGTGCCAGTTGCCGGCGACCAGCCCACGCAATAATGGCGACCAGCTCACCGACCAGGACCGCGTCGAAGCCGCCTGGGCCGACTGTGCGGCGCAGGTCGATATGGTTTATCAACATCAGCAGGCAGCACCATGAACAAACCCGAAAGCCTGCGCGCCCACCTCCTGGCCACGGTCGCCGAGTTCAAGCACAACCCTGACCGGCTGCTGATCTTTATCAACAACGGCAAAGTTCGTTGCACCTCTGCGCCAAGCCTCTCTTTTGAGTACAGCTTTGAACTGCAGATCATCCTCACAGAGTTCGCAGGACACCCTGATAGCGTAATGCTCCCACTGCTGGGCTGGCTCAGCGTCAACCAATCCGAGCTGCTCGACAACCTCGATAAAGTGAAGAACGGCTTCCAATTTGAGGCCGAAATTCTCAATAAAGACCTGGTGGACCTCAGTATTACCCTGCCGCTGACAGAGAAAGTGATCGTCGGCCAAGATGACCAGGGCAACACCACCGTCAAGCACCCAAACGAGCCACAGCGTGTAGCGGGATACCTCGACCCGAACTGGAAGCCTGGCGCCCAGGGCAACACCAGCGAATGGTTTGTGCCCGATGGCAAATGATCTGGAAGCCCTCGAGACCTGGGCAGCGACGCTGCTGGAACGGCTTGAGCCTGGGGCACGCAATCAACTGGCCCGCAGCATCGGCCAGGAGCTGCGCCGCAGCCAACAAAAACGGGTTACTGCCCAGCAGAACCCGGACGGCAGCAAGTTTGCCCCCCGTAAACAGCGCAATCTGCGTGGTAAGCAGGGGCATATCCGCCGCAAGTTGGAAATGTTCAAGAAGCTGAAGAACGCCACCTACCTCAAGGCCCGAGGCGACAGCAACGCCATATCCGTGGGCTTTACCGGGCGAATCGCCCGAATTGCCAGGGTTCACCAGTACGGGCTGAAGGACCGCGCAGAGCGTGGCGCTCCAGACGTGCAATACGAACAACGTGAAGTGCTGGGATTCACCGAGGCGGATCTTGATGTGATCCGTGACAGCTTGCTTGCGCACCTGACACTGTAAAACCCCTCCCTACAAGGCAGCGAAGCTGCACCCGCGCACGCGTGGCGCCACCATCGGCGCCATGAACAATTTCGCCGCCCTCTCCCGCATGCTCGAAAACCTCATCCGCCTCGGCGTCATCGCCGAAGTCCAGATGATGCCCCCGCGCGTGAAGGTAAAGACCGGCGAATTGACCACCGCCTGGCTGCCATGGATCGCTCAACGCGCGGGAGCCGATCAGGCATGGGACCCGCCGACAGAGGGCGAACAAGTCATGTTGTTCAGCCCATCCGGCCAGCTCGCCAATGGCGTCGTCGTGACCGGTCTGTTCAGCGATCACATCCCCGCCAACGGCAACCGCGCCGGCCTGCACCGTCGCACCTACGCCGATGGCGCGGTGATCGAGTACGACAGTGTCACCCACCACCTGAACGCCACCCTGCCCGACAGCGGCACAACCAGCTTGGTCAGCAAGGGCGGCATCAACATCATCGGCCCTATCAATCACCAGGGCGATTACAACCAAACCGGCAACCAGAACGTGGTCGGCCTCGTAACCGTCTCCGAAGACGTGGTTGCGGCCGGTATCAGCCTGGTGGAACACCCGCACGGCGGTGTCATGCCAGGCAGCGGCAAGACGGGGAAACCAGAATGAACCGAGAAACCGGCGGCGCCATCGGCGATCTGGACCTCATCAGCCAGTCGATTACCGACATCCTCACCACCCGGATCGGCACCCGCGTCATGCGCCGCGAATACGGCAGCCTGCTGCCCGAGCTGGTGGACCACCCCTTCAACGATGCCACACGCCTGCGCGTGTACGCGGCAACGGTCATGGCGTTGATGCGCTGGGAACCGCGTATCAGCCTGAACCGGGTGCAGTTCCTTGGCGCCAATCTGCAAGGCCAATCGGTGCTGGACCTGGACGGCACCCTGGTCGACACCAATGAGCCGTTGAGCATGAGCCTGCCGCTGCAATTGGGGGCCAGTGTATGAACACGTTCGCCGCCATCGACCTCAGCCTGTTGCCCGCGCCGCAGATCGTCGAGCAGATCGATTACGAGCAGATCCTTGCCGAGCGCAAGGCCTACGCTATCAGCCTGTGGCCGGTCGAGGAACAGGCAAAAATCGCCGCGCGCCTTGAGCTGGAGTCGGAGCCGCTGACCAAGCTGCTGCAAGAGAACGCTTACCGCGAGACGATCTGGCGTCAGCGCGTCAACGAAGCGGCAATCGCCAATCTGCTGCCCTTTGCCAAAGGCTCCGACCTCGACAACCTGGCCTCCAACTTCAACGTCAAGCGCCTGGTGATTCAGGAGGGCAATGCATCAGCATCCCCGCCCGTGGCGCGCGTCATGGAAGATGAAGATAGCCTGCGCGAACGCACGCAGATGGCCTGGGAAGGCCTCAGCACCGCCGGCCCGCGCAACAGCTATATCTTCCACGCCCGCGCTGCTGACGGCCGGGTTGCCGACGCCACGGCGGAAAGCCCTTCCCCGGCCGTGGTCGTGGTGACAGTGCAAGGCATGCTCAACGATGGCAGCGCCGAACCTGGGCTGCTGGCCGTAGTGAATGCCTACCTCAGTGACGATGACCGCCGCCCAGTCGCCGACCGGCTCACCGTCCAGGCCGCGCAGATCCTGCGCTACCAGGTCAAAGCCAAGCTCTACCTGAAAACCAGTGGCCCGGAAACTGAACCTGCACGGGCCGCAGCCGAACAACGCCTGAGGGACTACGTCTATCAACGCCGTCGACTGGGCATGGAAGTCTCAGAATCAGCAATCCACGCCGCGCTGCACGTCGAGGGCGTGCGCAAGGTCGTGCTGGAAGGCTGGACCGACATCATCGCCACGCCTTACCAGGCGCCGTTCTGCACCGAGATTCAATTATCGGTTGGGGTGGAGTGATGGGCGCCCAGCACCTGCTACCCGGCAACTCGACGCAGTTGGAGCGTGACGCGGCCGTGGCACTGGCGCAGATCCAGCGGGTGCCTATTCCGATTCGTCTGCTGTGGAACCCGGACCTGTGCCCGCTCGCTGTGTTGCCGTACCTGGCCTGGTCATTTTCGGTCGACCGCTGGGACAGCACCTGGTCGGAGTCAACCAAGCGCGCGGCGATCCGGGCCGCGTACTACCTGCATTCGCACAAGGGCACCATCGGGGCGTTGCGCCGAGTGGTCGAGCCCCTGGGCTATCTGATCGAGATTATTGAGTGGTGGCAGGACGTGCCGGTCGGTGTACCGGGCACCTTCAAGCTCAAAGTCGGCGTGCTGGAAACCGGTATCACCGAAGAAATGTATCAGGAGCTGACCTTCCTGATCGATGACGCCAAACCTCGCAGCCGCCACCTCACCGGCCTGGCCATCAGCCTGGAAACCACCGGCAGTTTCTATATCGGCGCCTGCGTCAACGAAGGCGATGAACTCAGCGTTTACCCACCGACCCAACGCGACATCGAAGTCAGCGGCTATCTGCGCCTGGGCGGTCGCGAACATCACATTGATACGATGGACATCCTCCCATGATCGACCAGAACAGCCAGTTTCAAGCCATTCTTACGGCCATCGGCGAGGCCAAACAGGCAAACGCGGATGCCCTGGGCGTCCCCTGGACGTTCGCGCAGATGGGTGTGGGTGATGCCAACGGCACCGACCCGTTCCCCGACCGCCTGCAAACCAAGCTGATCAACGAGTGGCGCCGTGCACCGCTCAACCAGCTCAAGCCAGACCCGAAAAACGCCGGCATCATCATTGCCGAACAAGTCATCCCAGAAAACGTCGGCGGTTTCTGGATTCGGGAAATAGGCCTGTACGACACGGACGGCGATCTGGTGGCCGTCGCCAACTGCGCACCAACTTTCAAGCCGCTGCTGACTCAAGGGTCCGGTCGAACGCAGATTATTCGAATGAATCTGATCGTTTCCAGCCTGGCCAACATCGTGCTGAAGATTGATCCGTCAGTAGTCCTGGCAACTCGGGATTATGTGGATCGCTCGATTGGTGCTGTGCTGCCGGCGGACAAAGCGCCGGGTACTTATCACCGAGTTACGATCAACGCGCGGGGCATTGTGGAGTCGGGCAGCAATCCAACCACGCTCGACGGATTCGGCATCAACAACGCTTACACCAAAGACCAGACCAATGATCTGCTTGAACAGCGGGTTGCAGCAGACAGCATACTGGCGGCGGGTGTGGTGAATGGAGATCCAGCCGCCCCGTATTTTAGGTTCAAGAAACCTGATGGCTCAGTGGGCCATATCATTAACCTGTCATTGTCTTCCCACGGACACAGCTTCGATAGCTTGAGTAACAAGCCCACGACAAGGAATGGTTACGACCTTCGGGACGTTCTCACCATAGACGAAACAAGACAGCGCTATGTTGCGAACGGTGCTAGCAACCTTTTGTCCCTAGCCTGGGGCAATGAGGGATTGGCGGCAAAGGTTGATGCGGTAGAGCTTGGGCACCTGTGGTACAGCACCAATTTCAACCCGGCTGACAAAGCAGATAAGAACAATACCTACACCATTGGGCAGACAGATGTGCGCTTAGCCCAGCGCATTGTCAGTGATTGGATTAGCCAAGCAGGATTGGTATCGGATAACCCCGACCTTCCTTACTTTTTGCAGACTTCAACCGGCAATATTTTGCAACTTGCTCGCAAAGTGCATCGTCATGCATTTTCCGATCTGGATGGGCTTCCGCCTACCGCTGTTGGGCATGGGATCTACGACGTCTACTCCGTATCTCAGTCAGATGTAAAGTTCAATCAAAAGCTGACCCGCGACGCGATTAGCGTGGCTGGATTATGGGGCGGCGACATAAATCTTCCGTACTTCAGGAGGGCTTTTGATGAACAGCCGGTTTACTTCATCACCCAAACCACCCTGCCGAAAAACACCTGCCAGAAAGGTATTCCAGGCTGGTGGAAATGCGCCGATACCGGCCTGCTACGTCAGCGGGTCTCCATCTATATCGGTGATGTCTCGACGGCATGGGCGGGTGCGGTTACATGGCCTGTTGCCTTTGCAGAGCAAGCTGACTCAGTGAAACTTTCGTTTCTTCATACCAATGGCTCGCCGGCAACCGTTTCATGTGCGTATGCCGACCTGACCCGCACAGGATGCAATTTGCGCGTAGATGAATGGGGGTTAAATCCGCAGTACGGGCTGACACTTATCGTAGAAGCGGAGGGTTATTAAGATGAGCGCGTATTTTCACTCAAAAAGTGTCGGGTTCTATACCGATGAGGTTCACGGCCCCCGGACTATCCTGGTAGTTGATCCCAAGTGGGAACAACCAGAAATCAAGATTACTGATCCCGATTGGGTTCCTGGTGATGCTGATGAAGGCGCAGAGGCCCCACAGATTAGCGTCCCCGACCCTGACGCGGCTCCGCCCCTAATTGAAGTGCCGAACCCTAAATGCTCGCTGCCTCCGAAGGCCGAACTGCGGGACCTGCCCCAGGACAAGTACCTGGCGCTCCTAGTCGCACAGTCCCAAGGTAAAGTCATTCAAGCCAATTCAAAGGGAGAGCCTGTTGCCGTTGACCCACCACTGCCCAGTGACGCAGAACTTGAACGGCGCGAACGAATTTGGCGCGACTCAGCGCTGGCAAACACCGACGGCTTGGTTGTGCGCCATCGTGACGAGTTAGAGCTTCAACAGGCTACAACGCTTACAACTGAACAGTATCAGCAGTTGCAGCGTTATCGCTTGGACCTGCGAGCCTGGCCCGTCGCGGAACATTTTCCAGACAGACAATTCCGGCCAGTAATACCAGATTGGGTCGCTGCCAAGAACTTGTAAGCGTTGCGACTACAAGCCCGCGCGCTCGCCCAATCGGCGCGCGCGCGGCAGCCTGTGCACTGTCATTCCATCACAGCGCAGGCAACCACCCATGGCCGGTTCAGACTATCTCCACGGCGTGCGGGTCATCGAACTCAACGACGGCACCCGCCCCATTCGCACCATCTCCACCGCAGTCATCGGCCTGGTTTGCACGGCTGAGGATGCAGACCCCCTGATGTTTCCGCTGGACACCCCGGTCCTGCTGACCAATGTGCAAAGCGCCATTGCCAAAGCCGGTGTCAAAGGCACCCTGGCATCCAGCCTGCAAGCCATCGCAGACCAGACCAAGCCCTATACCATCGTGGTGCGAGTCAAGGAAGGCGCCGACGAAGCGGCCACCACCAGCGCCCTGATCGGCACCACCACCGCCGATGGCAAGTACACCGGCATGAAAGCCTTGCTCGCTGCCAAAGCCCGTGTGGGCATGACGCCGCGCATTCTCGGCGTGCCAGGCCTCGACAGCCAGCCGGTAGCCACCGCCCTGGTATCGATTGCCAAGGACCTGCGCGCCTTCGCTTACGTCAGTGCTTGGGACTGCAAAACCAAGGAAGAAGTGGTCGCCTACCGCGAAAGCTTCGGCGCCCGTGAAGTGATGGTGATCTGGCCGGAGTTCCAGAACTGGAGCACCGTCACCAATGCAACCGTTACCGCCTCGGCAGTGGCGCGCGCCCTGGGCCTGCGAGCCAAGATCGATCAGGAAATCGGCTGGCACAAAACTATCTCCAACGTCGCCGTCAATGGCGTGACCGGCATCAGCGCCGACGTGTTCTGGGATCTGCAAAACCCGGCAACCGATGCCAACTACCTCAACAGCAACGAAGTCACCACGCTGATCAACGAGGGCGGCTTCCGATTCTGGGGCAGCCGTACGTGCAGCGACGATCCGCTGTTCGCCTTCGAAAACTACACCCGTACCGCGCAGATCCTTGCCGACACCATGGCCGAGGCGCACATGTGGGCGGTCGACAAGCCCATGCACGCCTCCCTGGTGCGGGACATCATCGAGGGCGTTAACGCCAAGTTCCGCGAATGGATCGCCCAGGGCTACCTGATCGGCGGCAGTTGCTGGTACCCCGAAGACATTAACGACAAGGACACCCTCAAGGCCGGCAAGCTGACCCTGGACTACGACTACACCCCAGTGCCGCCCCTGGAAGACCTCACGCTTCGCCAGCGCATCACCGACCGCTACCTGATGCAGTTCGCCAGCCAGATCAACAGCTAAACCGGGCCTCCCCGCGAGGGGAGTTAACCCTGTGCCATCCCCCCGGAGAACACCGCCATGGCCCTGCCCCACAAGCTCAAAAACCTCATGTTGTTCAACGACGCCAACATCTACCGTGGCTTGGTTAAGTCCGTCACCCTGCCCGCCCTCGGCCGCAAAATGGAAGCCTATCGCGGCGGCGGCATGAACGGCCCGGTCAAGGCAGACCTGGGCTTTTCCGATGACGGCATCCAGTTGGAATGGAAAACCGGTGGCCTCGACCTGATCAGCCTCAAACAGTTCGGCGCAGTCAACGCCTCGGGTGTGGCACTGCGCTTTTCCGGCGCCTATGAGCAGGACGACACAGGCGAAGTCAGCGCCGTGGAAATCGTGGTGCGCGGCCGTCACGAAACCATCGAAATGGGCGACGCCCAGCCAGGCGAAGACACCGAACACTCCATCACCACCACTTGCACCTACTACAAGCTGACCGTCGACAACGAAGAAATCATCGAAATCGACCTGCTCAACTTCATCGAGAAGGTCGGTGGCAAGGACATGCTGGAGAAACAGCGCAAGGCCATCGGGGTCTGATCCCCGCCCTCGATCGACAACCCCACACGTTCATCACTAGGAGCTTTTCCAATGAAACCAGCAGCCACCGAGCAACCCGACGTTCAACCACTGGCCGACGACAACACCGTCGTCCTCGACTCCCCGATCCGTCGCGGCGTCACCACCATCGACAGCATCACCCTGCGCAAACCCAGCTCGGGCGAGCTGCGCGGCGTGAGCCTGGTGGACCTGCTGCAAATGGACGTCGCCAGCCTGATCAAGGTCGTACCGCGCATCAGCAGCCCAACCCTCACCGCCATTGAAGTCTCCGGCATGGACCCGGCCGATCTGCTCGCCCTCAGCAGCAAGATCAGTGGTTTTTTGTTGCAGAAGTCGGCGAAGACGGATGCATCCCTCGTTGCGTAGAGGACGCCATGGCCGATCTGGCCGTGGTTTTTCACTGGGCACCGGCTGATATGGATCAGTTGGGCCTGCAAGACCTGATGGACTGGCGCGAGCGTGCCAGGGTGCGGAGTTCCACCGATGGCAAATGATCTGAAACTTCAGGTGCTGCTCAGTGCCATCGACAAAGCCACCCGCCCGCTGAAGCAAATCAACAACGGCAGCCTGGAGACCGCCCGCGCACTCAAGGCTGCCCGCGACCGCCTGAAGGAACTCAACACCCAGCAGAAAGACGTCACCGTCTGGCGGTCACAGCGTGCAGCTGTCGAGCAGACCAACGAGGCGTTGAATGCTGCGCAGGCCAAAGTCAAAACCCTCAGCCAGCAGTTTGCCGCGACCGGCGTGCCGACCAGGGCGATGGCAAAGGATTTTCGAACGGCCGTGCGCGAGGCCCAGCGGCTGAAACAGCAGCACCAACAGCAGAGCGAGCAGCTCCAGGGGCTGCGCTCACGACTGTATGACGCGGGGATCAGCACCAAGAACCTGGGCACACACGAACGCCAGCTGCGCGAGCAAATCAGCGCCACCAACGCCAGCATCAGCGCGCAGGGTAAGCGGATGGCCGAGCTGACCGCCCAGCACAAGCGCGCAGCGACGGCCCGTAGTGCGTATGACAAGGGGCAGCAGTTCGCCGGCAGCGCGGCTGTCGCAGGTGGTGCCAGCCTGGGTGTGGCCTACGCGGCCAGCCGCCCGGTCATCGGCGTGGTCAAGGAATACGTCGACTTCGAAAGCGCCATGATGGGCGTTGCCAAACAGGTGGACGGCGCGCGCGACGACAACGGCAAACTCACCAGCACCTACTACGAGTTTGCAGACGCGATCAAAGCGGCCAGCAACGAAATGCCCATCGCCACGACCGAATTTGCCGCCCTGGTCGAAGCCCAGGCCCGGGCCGGTATCCAGGGCAAAGAAAATTTGCTGACCATGGCAAAAGTCTCGGCCACTGCCGCAGTTGCCTTTGACCTTCCCGCTGAGCAGGTCGGCGAAGACATGGGCCGGATCGCCGGCTTGTACAAGGTGCCGATCAAGAACATCGCCGAGTTGGGTGACGCGCTCAACTACCTCGATGACAGCACCCGCTCGAAGGGTGGCGACATCATTGAAACGCTTACCCGCATGAGTGACGTGGCCGACAAGCTCGACTATCGCAAGGCTGCGGCCCTGGGCAGCACGTTCCTGTCGCTGGGCGCGGCACCCGAAGTCGCCGCCAGCGCCTCCCGGGCGATGGTGCGCGAGCTGGCTATCGCGAACATGCAGAGCAAGACATTCCGTGAAGGCATGAAAATGGTGAACATGGACCTGAATGAGGTCCAGGGCGGCATGACCACCGATGCCATGGGCACGATGATGGCGGTACTTGAACGCATCAAAACGATAGACCCCAAGCAACGGACCGAAGTAGCCACGCGAATTTTCGGTAAAGAGTACGGCAAGGACGCCGCCAAGCTGGTCAACAACCTGGATGAACTGCGCCGCCAGCTCAAACTGGTCGATGACACAGCCGCCAATGGCTCCATGCAAAAAGAAATGGATATCCGTGCCGATGCCATCGAAGGCCGGTGGCAGGTGTTACAGAACAAGCTGTTCAACACCAAAAGCAGTGCGGGAGAGACCATGCGAGCCACCATGGTCGACGTCATGGATGCACTCGGCGGCGTGCTGGACAAAGTCAACGGATGGGTCAAGGCCAACCCCGCCCTCACCGCGTCCCTGTTGAAGGTTGTCGCCAGCGTGGCTGTACTGTCCGCCTTGTTCGGCGGTCTCGCCCTTACACTCGCGGGCATTCTCGGGCCGTTCCTGATGCTGCGTTTCGGCCTGGCAATGTTCGGTATCAAACTGCCTAGCATCATCGGCATCTTCAAGGTGTTCGGAACGGTTCTACGAACCTTGGGCGGCATCTTGATCGGGCCGCTGGTGACTGCATTGCGCACTGTCGGCATCGCTTTGTGGGGGCTTTCGGCTAACCCGATTGTCCTGGTCATCGCCGCCGTGGTCGCCGCCCTGGCCGCAGGTGCCTACCTGATCTACACCAACTGGGACGCGGTGAAAAACTACTTCGCCAACGCCTGGACGGAGATCAAAGCCGGCTTCAGCGGCGGGATCGGCGGCATCATCAACACCCTGGCCAACTTCAGCCCCATCGGCCTGATTTACCAGGCCTTCGCCGGGGTGCTGAGTTACCTGGGCGTGGATCTGCCCAGCCGCTTTACCGAGTTCGGCAACATGATCGTCAACGGCCTGGTCAACGGCCTCATGGCTGGACTTGGCAGCGTCAAGACGGCCATCAGCTCAATCGGCGACGCCAGCATCGGTTGGTTCAAGGAAAAGCTCGGCATTCACAGCCCGTCACGAGTGTTCGCCGAGTTGGGTGGGTTCACCATGGCAGGCCTGACCAAAGGCTTGGAGGGCGGCCAGAAAGGTCCGCTCGACGCACTGAGTAGCATGGGCAAGCAACTTACAGCAGCCGGTACCCTGGCCCTGAGCGCCACCGCCATGCCGGCGCTGGCCGTGGATAACCGCCCGCCCATCAGCAGCTCACCGGCCGCAGCCGTGTACGACAGCCACGACACCTATGAATTCACCATAACAGCGGCGCCAGGCATGGACCTGCAGGGCATGGAAAAGACCCTGCGCGCCATGCTCAACAAGATCGAAAACGAAAAAAAGGCGCGTCAGCGCAGCAAACTCTCTGACCGGGAATAATCACCATGATGTGTGCCCTCGGCATGTTCGTGTTCAGCCTCTCCACAGCCGCTTACCAAGAGCTGCAACGCCAAACCGATTGGCGCCACGCCAGCAACAACCGCGTCGGCGCCGCTCCCGCGCGGCAGTTCGTGGGCCGTGGCGACGACTCCATCACCCTCCCCGGCATCATTTTCCCGGAACTGGCCGGCAGCGCCCTCAGCCTGGACGCCCTGCGCCTGATGGCAAACACCGGCAAGGCCTGGCCGATGGTTGAAGGCAGCGGCCGAATCTACGGCCTTTGGGTGATCGAGAGCCTCAGCGAAACCAAAACCATATTTTTCAGCAATGGCACACCACGGCGTATTGAGTTCACCCTGAGCCTCAAACGCACCGACGACGACCGTATCGACCTGCTCGGCGCTGCCACCAACATCGGCGTCAACATCCTGCGGGGGTTGCTGTGATCGAGGCCGCCCTGTCCAAGGTCACCGGCTACCTCAAGGACACAGCCCAACGCTTCATCCGTGACGCGGCCTACCCGGTGCCGGCGTTCCGTCTGTCCGTGGACGGCCTCGATATCGCCCAGAAGATCAGCCCGCGCCTGATGAGCCTGGAGCTGACCGACAATCGCGGCGTCGAGGCCGATCAACTCACCATCACCCTCAGCGACCACGACGGCATGCTGACCATCCCGCCCAAGGGCGCAGTGTTGCGGCTGTGGCTGGGTTGGAGTGATACAGGCCTGGTAGACAAAGGCACCTACACCGTCGACGAAACCGAACACAGCGGCGCGCCGGACGTCCTGAGCATCCGCGCCCGCTCAGCGGACCTGCGCAAGGGCCTGAAGACCAAACGCGAGCGCAGCTGGAGCAACACCACCCTCGGCGAAGTCCTGGGCGATATCGCCATCGGCAACAACCTCACCGCCACCATTGCCGGCGCCCTGGACAGCCTGCCCATCCTGCAGTTGGACCAGGCCAACGAATCCGACGCCAACCTGATCAGCCGCCTGGGCGAAGAGTTCGACGCGGTGGCCAGCGTCAAAGCCGGCTGCCTGCTGTGCCTCCCGGCCGGAGGCGGCAAGACCGCCAGCGGCCTGGATCTGCCACACATCACCCTGACCCGCATCGACGGTGACCAGCACCGTTACCTGCAAGCCGACCGCGACAGCTACGACGGCGTGCGTGCCTATTACTACGACGTCAACAGCGCCAAGAAACAGGAAGCCATTGCCGGCGGCGGCGACAACCTCAAAGACCTGCGCCACACTTACAGCGACCAACAATCAGCCCTGCGCGCTGCCCGTGCCGAATTCCGGCGCCTGCAACGCGGCAGCGCCACCCTCAGCTATACCCTCGCCATGGGCCGGCCGGATCTGATTCCCGAACTGACCTATACGCTCCAGGGCGTTAAGACGGAAATCGACGAGATCATCTGGTACGGCGGGAATGTGCAACACAGCCTCACTGCTGACGGCGGTTACACCGTGAGCCTGGAGCTGGAGAGCAAGCTGCCCGAGGACAATGTTGAGGATCTGGCAGAGGAAAACGCGGGGGATTACACAGGGATTATTGCGTACTACCGGGATGAGAAAAGCGGGAAGGAAAAAACCATAACTGCGGGAGATCAGGCGAAGCCGAGGCGGTTGCGGTGGTTGTATGCCAGTGAGAAGACGGCCAAACGCGCCGTAGATCGTGAGTGGAAAAAGGCGCAAGCCGACAAGTTGGCATAAACCCCGGCACCTGGCCGGGGCCCTGTGGGCGTTACTCAGGAGCCTGCGCAAACACTTCCAAAAGTCGTATCACATCATTTTGTTGTTGGGCACTTATGGCCCGAAACAACGCCAACAATATGACTTCTTGTTCACTCAGGCAGTCCGAGTTTACGGCTGACGACTGGCTGTTCGAGACGCTATTGTTCCCCATCATGCGATTACTCCTTTCACATGCAACGGGAGCCCGGTGCCAACACGGCACCGTCAAGGTCTCCCGGAGAACAACGGATGCTCATCACAAAGTTGGTGTGTCATCAGCCCACGAACAAAAAAACTGTGAGCCTCTGTTACAACTCTGGCTTGTGGGGCTGCAACGTCATGTACACACCATTCTCGCCCCAACCCTGCAAATTACCCTTTGCGTCGACGACGTAATACTCGCCAAAGTCTTGCTCGGGATCGTCCAGACGTAACCCCCCATCAGGTAGTTTTTTGGCGGTGAAGCTCTCTGTGTTTTTCCCTCCACCGGGGAAAATAGAGTCAATGAAGTACTTGCCATCCCGCTTGTACAGCACCATCACATGGCCCAGCGCCCCATCCTGCAACCAACTACCAATCATGTCCGGGTAGGACTTGAGGTCCATCGTTTTCAGGGTTTGGTAGTCCTGAGCGCTAGTGCCGATGAGAGACGCTCTGTAGTCAGGGTCGAAACTAGCGTTGGCCCAATATGCTTTGTCGCTTTGCCCTTCCACTCGGAACCCGATGAAAGTTTTTTCAGCCTTAACATTTGTATCAGCGCGAACAGCTTTGGCTACTTCGGCAAGCTCTGCGTCACTCAAACGCTTGGTCAGCATGACCTCAACTTTTCGAGGCCTGCCCTCTCGATAATCGTCTTGGGTAATTGAGTAAGAGGGCAAAGCAGCGCTTTGAGTTGCTTTTTCGGCAGGCTTGTTATCGCCACTGCCTGAGCACATCGAAACAGTCACCGCGATGATGACAAGCAGAATTACAAGCCCGAACACCTGCTGCCCTACGGTTACACCTGGATCTTTAACGCCGCAGCTTGGACAGAGTTTTGCTGTGGTATCCACGGTGTGCTTACAAGATTTACAAGGCTTCAGCGCCATTCATCTTCTCCTTTGAGCTTCCATAAAAAACCGACCATCTTGGTCGGTGTGTTGCATCCGTCTGCCTAACCTCAGCTACTCGGTGGCGGCCCTACCCACCAATGCAAACGCCAAGGCCATGCGTAGCAAGACCTGACGATCTGCTTCATTGATGTGCTGATAAGCATCCAGTAGCTCTGCAGCATCAGCACCGATGCTGTCGGTCGACCGCGGCTTACGCTCTCCAGTCACCACATAAAGAATGTCCACCCCTTTCCCAGCCACAGCTGCGAGGTAAACCGCATCTGGGCTTCGTTCACCTTTCTCGTAGTTGTACTGGCTATTTTTCGAAGCCCCTGCGACGGCTGCAAATTCAGTCTGACTGAACCCTAAGCGCTCCCGTTCCTCTTTGAGGCGGTCACCAATACCCACATTTGTCTCCATCAAGACTTGACGATCCCACAAACATGGGAAATACTTCGCCTATCACCACACGAAACCACACGAAACGAGACTATGCCGAACGCATCCCCTATCGAGCAAGCCTGCCAAGAGGCCCGTGACCGTCTCGCACGTCTCGGGATCTCGGCCAAAGACTGGGCTGAAAAAAATGAATTCAACCCGTCGACGGTGTACGCGGTTTTGAACGGACAGAAGAAGTGTTTGCGCGGTGAAGCTCACCGCGCCGCCGTGCTGCTCGGAATCAAAGACGGCGTCATTACAAACTAGGGCCTCTGGCTCCAAGGGGAAACCAGAAGATGAAACGCCCAGTTCTAGCGACCAAGCGGCAAGTCATGAGCGCTGTCATCAGCGACTACAAAGGTGGTCGCGAATGCGCTGCGGCGCGCCTCGGTTACGAAATCAAAAAATTCGATAACCACATCTACGAAAATGCCGGCAGCCGGCCTTTGAGTGATGAGCAGATCCATATGCTGGAGCAGGACGCCGGCACCACCCATCTGCCGGAATACATAGCAGCCATGTACGGCGGCATGTTTGTGCCCCTGGCCAAGCCTGAAACGCTCGACAACGTCGACCTCTACAGCCGGTCAGTAAACGCTGCCGCCAAGCGCGGCGTCGTCGACCAGATCATCGCCAAGGCATTGGACGACGGGGTCATTGAGCGAGACGAAGCTGAGGCCATTTTGAGCGCTCATAGCCATTACCAAGCGGCGCGCCATTCCGAGGTTCTGGCAACGATCATGCTGCACGGCCGGGGGCAAAAGCATTGAGCACCTACAAGCTGGTTTGCCCTGCCTGCTACGGCCCGCTGCGTATTCGGACGTCTGAGGGGCAAACGCCATGTTTCCGCTCTTTGTATTACCAATGCACGAACGTGGTGTGCGGAGCAACTTTCACTGGCACTCAAACCATCGACTTTCAACTCAGTCCATCGGGTGTTGATAAGCCGCTGACCATAGTCCCAATCGCGCCGTACATAGCTCGCCAAAAGGCGATACGCGATAGCCGCTCCGATACCAACCAACCCGATTTGCTGGACCAACTGGACGTGGAGACTGCATCCGTATGAACGCCATCAACTTAACCGCCAACCCCACCAGCGACTATCGCGTAGCGATGCAGCAAGCGGCCGTGGCCTATCTGTACCGCCACCGCTCCCAACACCTGGCCGGTGACACCCAACTGCTGGATAACTGCGCCCAGTACCTGACGCTGTCATTGGAAGTGCCGCCGCACCTGGTGCAACGCATTGCTGAATTGGCCGTGGCCGAGTTTGAAAGCATGACGTGCAACCGCATTGCCTGGCTCGGGATCTACCCCAGTAGCGGCCCATTCCGGCCTGTCATTTGGCTGCTGGACACCTTGACCCAACAGCGCCGCCCTATTTCGGGACGACTGCTCCCGCAAAAACTGCTCGACCAACGCAACACCGTGCACAAACCACACCCTCAGTAAGCCCCTTTTTAACATCCCGCCCTTCCCCGGTTGCCGTGGGTTTGGGTGAGCTTTGCCCGAAATCCGAGGTGGACCATGGAAATCGACGTCGCCATCACCGCAAAACTGCCTCGCGACCAGGCCGAGGCCCTGCTTCAGGTGCTGCGTGCTCAGTACGCACAGCAGTTCAACGAGCATTGGTACGACGACCGCTTTCGCATGATCCCCGAGGGTTTGCGGCATGGCTCGCTGCTCGTCGCCTTCCCGGTGATGGCTGCACAGAAACGCCTGATCGGCGCCCTTAAACACAGTCTCGACGAAGCGAAGTAAGCCCCGATGGAAATGAAAGAAAGGCTGCGCGCCGACGTCATCCAACGCATTGAGCGGGATTACCAGCTCAAGCACATGCGCGGCACCGACTATATGCGTAAGGGTGTTTGCCCTGCCTGTGGCCAGAAGACTCTGTACACCTTCTACGATTCGCCCTGGACGTTGATCTGTGGACGGCCGGAAAAGTGCGACCACCGCGTCTATATAAAGGACGTGTATGACGACCTGTTCAACGACTGGAGCAAGACCGCCCCGTCGACACCGGACAATCCCCTTGCCACCGCCCGCGCCTACCTGGAGTTTGCGCGGGGCTTCAAATTTGAGCTGATCGCCGGATGGTTCACCCAGGAAAACTACTGGGATAGCCGGCTCAATATCGGCAGCGCCACGGTGCGTTTTGCCCTGGAGAAAGGCGGCTACTGGGAACGCCTGATAGATCGGCCTGACCGCTTCGGCAAGATGAAAGCGCGCTTTCGCCCTACCGGCGAAGGTGCAACAGGCTACAAAGGCGTGTGGTGGTGCCCGCCAAGCGTAGACCTGTTGGAGGTCGACGAGCTGTTTATCGTCGAAGGGATCTTCGACGCTATCGCGCTGCTGCATAACGACGTGTCGGCTGTGTCGATGATGTCCAGTGCTCCCTGCCCGATTGACTCACTCAAGGCCCTGGTCAAGCTGCGCCATGACGCTGACAAGCGCCTGCCGACCCTGGTGTGGGCACTGGATAACGAACCGGTGGCTAAAGCCAATACACGCCGCTGGGTCAAAGAGGCCCGCGACCTGGGCTTCACCTGCAAAGCGGCAGTGATCCCGCAGCCCAACGGTAAAAAGGTCGACTGGAACGATCTGCACCACCGCTGGAAGTCGATCGAGGGCGACGAGAAACGTGCTGAGCGCATCGAGCAAGACCTTGATGACGCTCGCCACCAGGGTGACCTGCTGCTGGCTGACTCGGCTGAGGAAAAGGGGTTCCTCATCTACCTGCGCGACGAACGCAAGGAATTCAACTTCACATTCCGCAAGCGCCTGTACTGGTTCCGGCTTGACATTGATAAGTACGACCGCGCCATGAGTGACCTTGAGAGTTCACAGCGTCACGAGGACCAACTGCTCAACGATGAACAAAAGCGTTACAAGGCACTGCGCCAAGCCGGCTCAGTGGCCTGCATCGCCAACTGCAACTTCCAAGCGCTGTACTACATGCGCAACGACCTTACCGACGAGGCCTGGTACTACTTCCGTATCGAGCGCCCACAAGGGCCTGCCATTAAAAGCACGTTCACGGCCAAGCAACTCACGTCGGCGCCTGAGTTCGCCAATCGCCTGCTCAACGTCTCTAACGGGGCGATGTTTGAGGGCAGCGCCCAACAACTGAAACGGATTCTGGCGCCACAGCTCGATTGCCTGAAAACCGTCAACACCATCGAATGGATTGGTTACAGCCGCGAGCACGGCGCTTATGTTTTCAACGACCTTGCCTTCTTCGGCGGGGCGGCACAGGTGCGCAACAAAGAAGACTTTTTCGACCTGGGCAAGCTGAGTATCAAGTCCCAGAGCCAGTCGCCCGTGCTGCATATCAATACCGACCTCAATGCCTACAACGAAGGTTGGTTCGACATCTACTGGCGCTGCTTTGGCGTCCAGGGCCTTGTGGTGCTGGCCTGGTGGCTGGGCGCTTTGCATGCCGAGCAGATCCGCCAGATCCACAAATCACTGATGTTCCTGGAACTGGTAGGCGAGGCCGGCTCAGGTAAAACCACCCTGGTCGAGCTGCTGTGGAAACTGGTCGGACGCACTGATTACGAAGGTTTCGACCCATCCAAAGCAACAGCGGCCAGCAGGGCGCGCAACTTCTCGCAGGTCAGCAACCTGCCGGTGGTACTGATCGAGTCCGAGCGTGAACAGAAGGAAGGCCAGCCCGTAAAGCACTTCGACTGGGACGAACTGAAAACCGCCTACAACGGGCGCAGCGTTCGCTCTACTGGCGTGAAAAACAATGGCAACGACACCCACGAACCGCCATTCCGCGCCGCGCTGCTGATTGCGCAGAACAACGCAGTGAACGCCTCAGAACCGATCCTTCAGCGCCTCTGCCACGTCCACCTGACCCGCGAGCACCACACCCCGGAAACCAAGCAGTTCGCCGAGCAGCTGGAGCGCATGCCGATGGAAAGGATCAGCGGCTTCCTGGTCAAGGCGTTGCAACGCGAAGCCAACACCATGCGCCTGATGGAAGAAAACACCTCCGGCTACGAGCAGGAGCTGCTGGCACAACCCGGCATTCGCACGGTGCGTATCGCGAAAAACCACGCCCAGTTGCGCAGCCTGGTGGACGCCCTGGCCGACGTTGTACCGCTTGGCGAGCACCGTAAAGCCCTGGCACACGCCGAGGTCAGTCGCATGGCCCTGGAGCGCCAGCAAGCAATCAACGCCGACCACCCAACCGTTACTGAGTTTTGGGACCTGTACGACTTCCTCAACGGTATGGACGAAACAGGGGCGCTCAACCACGCCCGCCGGGATGAGCTGATTGCCGTGAACCTCAACGAATTTGTAGAGATGGCGGCCAACAAGCGCCAGCAGGTACCGGCACTCAGTGACCTGAAGCGCCTGCTCAAGACCAGCAAATCACCCAAGTTTCTGGAGTCCAACAAGGCCGTCAACTCGGCGCGGGCGCTGGACGCTTTCGACAAACCGAAAACCATTCGCTGCTGGGTATTCCAGGGCGTGTAACCACCGCAACAACAGGAGCAGCACCATGCAAAACGAACTGAAAGCAGCGATTCAATTTGACGACTTTTTCACCGTTTTTGGCACGAAAGGGATTGTCGCAATGGCCTGGTGGCTCGGAGCGGTGCACGCCGACCGAATCCGCTCAGATCATCATAGCTTCCCCTTCCTGCACGTCGAAGGCGCAGCGGGCAGCGGCAAATCCTTCCTTATCAGCTACCTCTGGAAACTCCTCGGCGAAGAAGAGTTCACAGCCTGTTCGCCGGAATATGCGACGCCGACTGGCCGTACGCGCGCTCTGTTCGACGCAAGCAAGCCCATCGTTATTTTCGAATCGATATCAAACGCTGAATCAACTTTTGACTGGGACGAACTCCGCGAGTTGTACAGCAGCGGCGGCACCACCCGGCACGCCCTGCAGAGCGAATCGCAAACAACGTACTTTCGAGGTGCGCTAACAATCGTTAGCAGCCAGCCCATCCAGTGCAGTGAAGCCCTCGAAAGCCGCATTGCCCATATTCACCTCGGCATTACTCACACAACAGAAAGCCAGAAGAGCGCTTCTGCCCTGAGTCAACTCACCGCCCAACAAGCGGGGGCTTTCGGCCACGCCGTAGCACAGCGTGAAGACCAGTTAGTCAGCACCTTCAACAAGCTCGCGCCTGCCTACACGGCCTCGCTGCTCGATGAACACGGCCATCAGTTAAGTCTGCGCGAAGCAAAAAACGCTGGGCAGTTGATGGCTCTTGTGGACGCTCTCAGCCTGCTGCTCAACCTCACCAGTGAACAACGCCTCAATTCATTGAGCGCGGTTCGGCATGTCGTCGAAACCGACTTCGTTCAGTTCTGAAATCCTCGGTTTTGGCGCTGCAACGCCTGCCACCCAAAGGAGAAGCACCATGCACGTACAAGTCATCACCGGTGACGGCCAGAACGGGGAAACAATCCGGCTCAGGCTTCTGAAAGGCCTTAAGGACTGGATTGGCGAGACCGGGAAAATCGTTCACGCCGAAGCCTACGACCCAGCCGGGCTGGTCGATATTCTGGAGGTTCAGGCGGTTAACAACGAAGAGATCCTGGTGTTGGAGTGCAGCCGGGAACAGATCCAGGCAGTTCTGGAGTGGCAATCCGAGACAGATGAAGTTGTCGAGTTTGAAAACCTGCTGGTGCACCTGGTGCGCAAGCAAAACCCTATCGGCGAAAGCCAGTAAGAAGGTGGTGCCGAGGGGCTGCAACCCCTCGACACCGACCACCCAAAGGAGAAGCACCATGCAAGTGAATCAACCCAAAGGCGGCACCGTAGAGGCTACCACACCACGATACGACACCATTGTTATCCGTGGTGCAAAGGGATCTGTTGTACCAAAAGAAGTAGACGGCGGTGAAGTCGTCTCTTGGAGTCGCGGCCATGAAATGGCGGCCATGTTCGCTTTGGAAGAGTTTGTCGAAGATCTGGCGGCTGGAGACTGCTCATACCCGGCTTTCATCGCTGTACGAGCGCAAAAAGTCTTAGACCTGATGAATCTACGGCGCGACCACGGCTGGAATGCAGACGAGTTGCTCGCAAACACAGCCGACCAAGAGTGCAAAAAATGCTCCGGTGCGCGAGGTGCTTCTAATGTTTAAGCGCACCCTGACCCACTTCCACCTCTGCTGCGGCCTCGGCAGCGGCGCCGCTGGTTTCAGCGACTCCAAGCCAGCTCTGGGCCCAGTCCAAGCCGAATGGCGCTGCTTGGGTGGGGTCGACGTCGACCCGGCCGGGTTACGTGACTTCCAGATGATGACCGGCGTACCTGGCACGCTGATGGACTTGTTCACCCGCGAGCAATACACCGCGTTCCACGGCCAGCAGCCGCCCCCAGGCTGGAAAGAAGCCACTGCCGAGGATCTACGCCGTGCCGCCGGCAACGAAGATCCGAACGCGGTGTTTATCAGCAGCCCCTGCAAAGGCGCCTCGGGCCTCTTGTCAGAAACCATGAGCCAGACACCGAAGTACCAGGCACTCAACGAGCTGACACTGCGCTGTGTTTGGTTGATGTGCGAGGCTTGGAAGCACAACCCAGTGTCGCTGATCGTATTTGAAAACGTGCCACGGCTGGCGACCCGTGGTCGTCACCTGCTGGACCAGATCAACAAACTGCTCAGCTTCTACGGCTATGCCGTGGCCGAAACCACCCATGACTGCGGCGAAATCGGCGGATTGGCGCAAAGCCGCAAGCGTTTCTTGCTGGTGGCCAGGCACGTCGAGAAGGTGCCGGCTTTCTTGTATGAGCCGGAAAAACGTAGCCTACAGGCAGTTGGCGACGTTTTAAGTCGTATGCCGCTTGCCGGCGATATCGATCAGGCGGGGCCAATGCACCGGGTGCCCGCGCTGCAATGGAAAACGTGGGTGCGCCTCGCCCTGGTCGAAGCAGGGAAGGACTGGCGCAGTCTGAGCCGGTTTGCAATTGAGGACGGGCATCTGCGGGACTTTGTGATCGTGCCGGAATATCGCGCTGGTTATCTCGGTGTGCATGACTGGCAGGACACCGCCGGCACCGTGGCTGGCCGGTCGAGCCCAACCAACGGCAAGTTCTCGGTGGCCGACCCTCGGCCTACTAGCAAGTTTGAATACACCCAGTACGGAGTGCTGCCCTTCGACCGGCACTGTGGTGTTGTCACCGGGCAGCGCAGCCCAGGACAAGGCACGTTCAGCGTTGCCGACCCTCGCCATGCCGGCCCCGCCAAACACAGCAACGAATTCCGCGTTGTGCCGTGGAATCGATCAGCACAATCAGTGACCAGCGCCCACGGCTCAGGGCATTGCGTCCAAGATCCACGCCGCGCCGGGAAAGGCTTCGGCAAATACCTGGTCACCGACTACAGCAAGCCGGCCGGCACCGTGATCGCCGGCAGCACCACCGGGCAAGGCGCTTTCGCTGTGGCAGATCCGGCTTACAAAAATTGGCACCCGAACGCCAGCACGCAAAAGCTACGGATCACTCCCTGGAGCGAGAGCGCCAAGACAGTGACCGGCTCGCAGCAGGTTGCCAGCGGTGCTTTATCGATCGCAGATCCGCGCCCGGGCATGTCGCGCACCAAGGGCGACGCATACCTGACCGGCGGGCATTACGGAGTGGTCGACTACAACACCCCGGCCGGTGCCGTTTCCGCCAGTGCCTGCCACGACAATGGCCGATGGTCGGTTGCCGATCAGCGTATGCCGGCGCCCAACGACCGACTGACCTGCATGATCACCAGTCTCGACGGCACCTGGCACCGCCCGTTCACCACCCTAGAGCTGGCCGCGCTGCAATCGCTGTTTGATCCAGAGGATCACTGGTCAACAGATCCGCAGACAGCCCATGAAATTCAGGTGATGCAACGTGTGCGCAAGATTGAGCAGGCGCAGTTCTTCATGCTGGATGGCATCAACGACGGTAACCACCGGGAGCGGATCGGAAACGCGGTACCGCGCGCAGCGGCAAAGGCCATGGCAGACGTGTTTGGCATGACGTTGCTGCTTTCCGAAGCTGGGGAGACGTTCATGCTCAGCAACGTGTCGATTTGGGTGCAGCCGGTAGCAATTGCCCTGAGCGTGGCACAACGGGAGGTCACTCTATGACCGTCCTTCTCCTGCTTTATCTGTGCGCAGACGCAACCCGCACAGATTGCCAGGTGCTGCCGGCTCAACTCTGGCAAGGACCAGATGCATACGAGCAATGCATAGGTGCAGTGCCTGATCTCACGAAAGCCCTGACTGCACCAAACCGCGAGAGGCACCGATTTGTGTGCGAGGTCCAGGCGGATGGCGCGCATCCCGCAGAACTGAAGACCCGCCCGACGTTCATTCATCAATCGCTTTGGATGTGATGGGGAGAAAATCATGAGCACAACAACTGAACGACCAATTTTGTTCAGCGGCACCATGGTGCAAACCATCCTTTCCGGCCAGAAGACAGTCACGCGGCGGGTACTCAAGATACCGCATGGCTTTTGGGAGACCTCTGCCACGGGTGAGCTGGTGCCGATTCCCGCCAAATGCCCCTACGGGACACCCGGCGACCGCCTGTGGGTGCGCGAGACCTGGGCGGCGGACGCACAGGTTGATGCGGTCGCGCCGCGAGACCTGAGCAAAGGTGAGCCGATCCATTACCCAGCAGATGGGGCTGTCAGGCAAACCGGATGCGCAATGGTCACGTTAGGAAAGAGCCGCCCGTCCATTCACATGCCGCGCTGGGTCAGCCGCATCCTGCTGGAGATAACCGACGTGCGCGTCGAGCGACTGCACGCGATTACAAATGAGCAATGCATTGCCGAGGGAGCTAAGGGCGGTCACGGGTCAATTCCCGGCTACATCTACAACGCAACGGTGCAAGAGCACTTCCGATACATCTGGGAAAGCACCGGAGGCGACTACTTCGCGAATCCTTGGGTTTGGGTGATCGGTTTCAAACGGGTCACGCAAGGCCGGGTAACAGAGGGCGGCCGCGATGACGCATAAGTGCTACCGACGCGACCCGAACGTGCGCGTCATCACCGACCTGGTGAGCGATGAGCAAATGCAAGCCGCATTCCAAGGCACCAACTTCGGGCACACAGACTTCCGTGGTCTCCTGGCCCAGGGCTGCATAAAGGCGTTGGCGGGTTGGCACCAGGGCCACACGCTGACCACCATCCTGCAAGAGCTTCGCCTGATCAGCTGGAATAAACAGGTGGGCAAAATCAAGGTTACCGCCAAGGGTCGCCACTACATTTGGATCGCCTTCAAAGGCCGCCCAGGAGTTTAGCTATGAATACAGCCTTTATCCTGATGGCCCAATACGCCGGCCAAGCAATTATCCCGCTGGAGCTGGTTTGTCGGGACTACTTCACGCACCTGACGCCAGACATGTTTCAGCGCAAGGTGATGGGCGGTCAGATCAAGTTGCCCATCACCCGCATGGAGCCGAGCCAAAAGTCTGCCAGGGGCATCCACCTCACTGATCTGGCCGTCTACCTCGACCTACAGCGCGCCGCAGCAGTTAAAGAACACAACCAGCTCAACGGGATAAAACCCGCCGTTTGAGCCACTTCATTGATGCGGCGCCCAGTTGGACGGGCGCCCTCAATATTTTCTCGTGCCATTCCCAGCCAACATATCGGTCACCCTTCCCACGCAGGTGGGTGTATCGCCGCATAGAGTTCCAATCCCTGTGCCCGGAAACACTCGCCACACGCGGGATATCCCAGTCCATCTCAAACAGGCGGCTCACACCTTCATGACGGAGGTCGTGAAAGTGCAGGTCTACAATTTCCAGGAACTTGCAGGCTTTCGCCCAGGACGTCGAGATAGATTCAGGGCTGTAGGGGAATATTTCGTCGCCAGCCTTTGGCATTGACTGGACGATCTGCCACGCCTCGTCCGGCAGAAAACACCAAACATCGTTGCCGATCTTCTGGCCGGGGTTCTTCATGTCGCGCACCAGCACCCGCTGACCAGGCTCGTCGACGTCCGCCCAGCGAATACGGGTTATTTCATCCAGCCGCCGTGTGGAGAACAGGGCAAAACCCACGACTTTCAACATGTTGATGACCGTCGGGCGCCTTGCCTGCATAGCCTGGTAGTGCGTCAGCACCTTTCCCAGCTCGTCCAAAGTTGGTCGGCGGTCACGCTCCCGGCTTTTTAGGTTGTAGCCCAGCTTACGCAGCACACGCCTGGCACCGCCCATGGCGAGCGGATCGACCTGGTAGCCCCAGGCATCTTTGGCGATGGCCAGGACAGCGCCGAGGTGCGCCAGGTCGTTGCCAGCGGTTTGTGGCTGAACCCCACCACCCTCTCGGCTCATTCGCCAAAGGGCGAAGTCGACCAGGCATTGGGTGGTGACGTCAGTATCGTTGAGCTTGCCGATATCCATCTTGCCGATGGCTTCAAGCGTGGCTTTCTTGGTTTTGCCCAACGGCCGGGCCTTTTCCACTTCCAGCAGGTACTGCTCGATCATTTCTTTGACGGTGACGCCCTGCCGGCTCGCCCTTTCTATCGCGCCGGGCTCATCAAGCTCCGACTCACGCTTACGCGTCCACGCCTGGGCTGCCTGTTTCCGGGCGAAGGTCTGGCTCTCTTGGTAGACTTGCACTCCGTCGCGCTTGATGCGGATCTGAGCCGTGTAGCTCAC